AAATCATTGTTTAAATTCATTTCAGATACTAAAGATAACATATTCATAAGTTTTCCCTCCGCAAGCGTGCACCGTGCACCCTTTTCTATGGTCTTATTATCTCATATGTGCAACCCTATGTATAATAGTTTTTGTCTATAACAATAGTACTTGCTATAGCTTATAGCTATAGTGATAAACATTCTCAAAATATATAGATGTTCCGCTGGTGTTCTCATTTACGTTTTCTAATTGAGAATTGCTGCTATAGATGTAAAAACGGCGGTATAATTAAGTATACCGCCTATGGTTTATTATTCGATTATTTCTATTTCTGTGATAGTCTCAAAATCATCACCAAAACAAACTGAAATTTCTAAACCGATAAACACGTTTTCAATATAAAATTCTCCGTGTTTACCATTAAGATATACCTCTACTGTGTCGCCACGTTCAAACTCGTATATATTTTTATCGGTGTATACTATATATTTTTCTCGATGTATACAAAAATAAATAACATCATAATCGTTATTATCTTTGTCGTACCACGTAGCACTATAATAGTCATAATTAAATTTGTCACTACTGTTTAAAAAATACGGAGATAGTAGTTGAATATCTGATAAATTTTCATTGTCTAAAAAGGCTCGTGTTTTTACCTCGTAGTCTCTATAATACTGAATGTTTTTTCTATCGTGGTAACCCTCGATAAGTCTTATTTTACTCATGGTTTTTATTCCTCTGATACTAATTTAACACTTTCAACGGTTAATCGTTCGCCGTCAATCATAATACATAAACCTTTATAAAATCTATCGGCGAACATATAACATTGATGTGTAGGTGTATAAATTGGTTCATTTTCATAAACTAAAAATTCACCTTGATTATTCTGTAATTTAATTCGGTATAAATCTTGCTTGACATAATACCGCCGTAAAACTCTATTATTTTTGTCTAATAATACATAAAATTCTTTATCTTCGCTATCACATGGATAATATGTAATAGCATTTTTAACAAAACATAGGCGACTATTTTCTCTTAATCTGTGATATTTTTCTTTTGTAATAGGTTTAAACTCAACCCACTTTAAACCATAGTATACTTTTATTGTTTTCTCTTGCGTTTTCATATGTTCCCCTATAAGTGATCACTGTTAGTTATATTCCACGGTTAAACATAAACGGTCTAACCGTGGTTAAAAATTCTCATGTTTATAATGTTTGTTTACTCCGTTGAATAAATACAACGATTAAACTAAGTAAAACTAAAGCCAATATATTCACCCTTTCTTATGCATAAACAATACTTATTGCCAATCTTGTAATAAAATCATTTTGCTATTATTTACTAAGTAGCGTATACCCTCTAACCAATTTTCACGGCTTTTACTGTCTCCGTATTCCTCGCTATTTTTTGCGAATTGTGGCATATCCTCTATAAAATATAGATTATCCTCGTAGCGTAACGAGTAAAACCATGTATGATATGCATTAATACATAACCAATTAGGTAATTCTATACCCTCTTCACTTAAAGACTCATAAATATAATCCTCTAATGAGTCATAAATAGTATATTCACAGTTTTCTATAATACCGATTGCCCTTGAAAAATCAATATCTAAAGTTTGTACAAGTGTATAAAATAAATTTCTATTGTCTTGTTCCCACTCTTCGAAAATCTCTATAAACTCTCTAAGAGAATAAAAATCATCATTATTATATTGTTTATAGTCGTTTTTTAATTCTAGTAATTCTTGAAATGTCATGTATTTATACCTCTTTTTCTAACATATAATAACCGTCAACATCATATAATGCATTTTTCGTTAATTCTTTAAATTCATACAATTGCATAATTCTTATACCACATTTTTAAATATCACCGTAAACACGTAACAAACGATAGCGAACAAATTTTTTGAATTGTTCAAAGTCGCTTGTATCGTAGTAATTGCCTTTGTAGTCAATAAATCTATAGCGGTTGTCTACTATCAACATAGAAAATTCATAACTTCCATATATAAATGTGTACACCTTATGTAGTTGTATAAAATTATACATCATTGTTCTTTCACAATAGACATAACCGCCATACATTCCCTTATAGCGTTCTATAATGGAATTAATATTTATTTTTTTGTGTATATCTTTCATAGTTTAACCCCTTTCAATAATCATATATAATTCTTCGTTTTTAACCTCTTCAATATGTAGCGGTTGAAATTCTCGAATAAATCTATTTAAGTATTTAGATGTGGTATGAGAATATTTTTCTCTATCTTGATACATCACATCATTTTTACTATCGTATACGGCAATCAAAGTATTGTAACTTTGAAAAGCTGTTAGATTTAAACTGATATTAATAATAAATTGGTTAGATACCATATTTCCCCTACTACTTAACATATTTTTTACTAACATAATTTTTCTATCCTTTCATTTGTTCCAAAATACAATATATACGGTTCATACCGTAAACCATAGCCATAGTGAACACTATAGCAAAAACATTTTTTAAAATAATAGATAATTCCATAGGCTATTACCTCGCTTTCTATGGTCTTATTGTCTCATATCTGTAGTACAATGTACAATAGTTTTTATCTATGGTTGCCATAGTTTTAAGCTATGGCGGTATATCCTTATACACCACTATAAAATAGATATATATAAATACCACAAAAAACCGAATTTGTCAAATTTTAATAAAAAATCAGCGTAAATGAGAATGTCTCTCAATAAAACGTTCATTTATTTAGCCTATGAGGTCGGTCTAAATAGTTCGCCTTATGATTATATGCAAAAAGGCAAAAACGCCGTACAACTCAAATAAATGAATTCTATGGCTATTGTCTAAATGAGAATACGGCGGATGTCTTTTGCATGCATACATAAGCCGTGAATTTGTGTTTTTGTGGCGTACACCGTTGTATATCGAATGTTTTCAATGTGTTATTGACAAATGGTCTCATTATTAATTGACATCAAAAATTTTCGATATGGTTTTTGCTGGTGGTCGTACAACTGTATTGTATGCAATCGAATTTCACGCAACGGATTTTTCAAATGAATACATGTTCATATGTTCATACATCGGTTATCTGAATATGTGTTCATATGAACATACGTTCATTTGAAAAATATATGAATAATTGTTCATGTATTCATCTATGACTAAAACTCATGCTTGAACATATGTATATATGAACACTCGTTCATATGTTGTATACATGAATATGTGAACATATGTTCATATGTAGTATATGACTTTGGTTGTATGCAATTTAATTGTACGGTCTTGCAGGATTTATCATATTGAGAATTTTTCTCAGTTAACCAGCTATACATAGTAATGTCTACTGTAGATAGACATATTATATACATATGTACACGGTTACAAACAAACGCAAAAAAGCGACAAAATGCATATGTTATAAAATCGTGTATTTTCGCTTGTATGCTCGTGTACCACTCTAACGTATAATCATAAGGGGAACACTCGAAAACGCTCGTATAACTCAAATAACGCAACTTCTATTTGAGAGCAGTTATCAACTACGCTGGCTTTTCTCATTTGTAGATGCTAATTGAGAATACAACGGCAAAACAAAAGGCGGTACTTGTGTACCGCCTTTTGTTTTATTCAAAATCTTCCAATTCTTCCATTAAATCACATTTATAGTCATCATCGACATTGTCAATTAAAGCCTTTACATATTCATCTATATTCTCTTCTATATCCTCTATACACTCGTAGGGGTCAACGTTTTGACCGATATTAGTATCAAGCACATCAAGTATAATCTCTTCAAGTTGATACTCTTGAGATAATTCGAGAATAGTCTTAGAGTTATCATCTGCATATCCTAAAAGGTACTCAATTAAATCGTGGTGGTTCAATTCTTGCTCAATAGTAAAGTACATCATAATAAATACATCCTTTCATTTTCTTATAATGTGGCGGTAGTGATCACTACCGCCCATATTCTAATTATTCAAACTCAAACGGCGAGCCTACTAGGTCGTACCAAAGAGATTTTTTTTGTTTAAGTTTTCCACCGTTGGCAACAATGGTATAATTTTTGTAATCAAAGGGTGAAAGCTCACCCTCTTCATACCAAGTGTCTAATAGATAAATTAAACTATCTGTAATTTGATTATTTTTACTCATGGTTTAAATTCCTTATTATAATTTACTTTGAAAAATCTGTGTACAGTTGACTCTTTTAGACTATTACAACAGTATAAACCATTGTACCCAAATGTAAAAAAGCCACCATTTTTTACACTCTTTCGTGCTCGTGATTTTTCGTTTGGTGTTAACACTTCACAAAGTACATAAGCAATACTATCCAAGTCATTATAGATAGTGTCTGATTGCTCAAGATGATTATCATAGAAATAATCTTGAATTTGTTTATATGGAATACACATATAAACACCCCTTTCAATATAAAATTATAAAAGACCTACGAAAGACATTTATCATCTTTCGTTACACTCATTATATCACGAATACGCCTAACCACATAATAGAAAAAATCTATGACTAGCCATAGCTTTAAGTTATGCCCTACGCAGGCGGTACTCATAAAATTAAATTGCATACAATACAGTTACACGACATCATATGAACACATGAACATATGAGCATACATCGGTTATATGAATGTATGTTCATATGTTCAAACATTCATATGATTGCATACAACTGAGTTGCATAAGACTATATCGAAAGTTTTCTATCTGTAGTATTTTAATCATCTAAAGTATTCGAACTGATTGAGATTTTTCGATATACTTTATTCATCTAAAGTTTTCAATCTAATCGAAAATTTTGAATGTGTTAAATCGAACATCTGTTCGCTGGTTGCAGGCGGTCTCGCAGGTCGTGGCGAACACACGAGCGGTCAATATGTAATGCCTTGAAAAAACAAACATATGTATCAATATATGAACACATATACATATAAAAATAGGGGTGAGATATATATGTATATATAAATATATATAATACCGTGGATATATACATATAAATATATACAAATGAAAAAATCCGTGGAGAATAGCACATATATAACAACAAAAATTACCACGACAATGCGTTTAAATAGTCTATATGGTGTGTTTACATCCACGGTGGTATATTTGTATACCCCATAGACAAAAACCACAGCAGAACGCAAATAAATGAGTTCTGTGAATGTGATGCGGTGGTTATATCGTGTTGTTGAGTATCATAGATGAAAACCTGTGGTAGTCTCCACGGTAAAAACAAACGTATGTTCCATGGGTAAAACAATGGTTTTACATCCACAAGTCGTCAATAGAATAACACCTGAACACCCATATAGACATAATACATATGTCACCGACACATATATACGTTTGTTTAATGCCACGACATATATACAAATAAAAAATACCACCATATAAAACGTGGACAAACAATAGATGTGATAATGTATAAGCGATTATGTTATATGCTTAATGTGATAACCGCAGCATGTATTGTTAATTTTTATACGGTGGTATTTGATTTGTGTGACAACAGCAGGCGAACGCATGTGCTGTAGACGTATTTGAATGGTGGTATGATTGCCTGTGCGATGTGTTTAGGATGCATCACACAATGAATGTGGTGTTTGCCATGCGTTTGCAACCTGTTGTCTATATGTATGATAACACAAGATGTTTTGTGGTGTCAATACCCAATGTGTTTTTCTTGGGTTTTATTTTTTGAAATCTTGTTTTTTATTTTTTGGTTTTTAATTTTTTGGATTTAGGTCATTGGTTTTTGGTTATGCCACACAAGTCTTGAATTAGGAAGCTGTAAGTGTCAATACATTGGATGCCAATATTGTTTGTTGACTCATTGACAAAAACATAGATTGCATTTTTCATGTATATCGTGTTTTCTGTAAAGTTGGTGACTACGCCGATATAAACATGTTTATCATTAGACCGTGCCAAGGCAATATCTCCATCTCTAAGAGAACCGTATTTAGTTCTTAACGTAGCAACGGTCGGTAAATCGTCTACGGACTTCTCCACAGGTTTCCCATTGAATAACATTGTGCCAGCTTTAATGAAATTTGAAGTCTTATTTTCAGGTTTTAAAAACAATGACTTTAAATATTCGATATTCTGTGGTGTCACATCCAGTTTTAATTTTAGTGTTCCCATAGAGTCGTTTTTGGTTTTCATCTTAGTCCTCCTGTACGATTTTAAACCATTCTTTATAAAAATTGTCTCCGACTGTTCCAATGTACACTTTTTCACGAAAGTCGGATATAACAACTTTTTCCACCGTAGCTTGTTTTACTTTTGTCGGAGGTGTAGTATCAATGTTGTTATACAGCACTGGTGCTTCGACTTCAACTTGAGTGCCACTTGGTAATAACGCTTGCAGCTCATCCACAGTAAAATCAGTAGTGTGATACCATTTGTTTGGCTCTAAAGCTACCTGATTGATTAATTCCAAGTTTTTCTCGGCGGCGAACCATCCGCCATTACAGTCAACACCGTCTTCTTCTTGTGTTGCAGTAAACCCATAAGGTTCCTTATCTAGTTGCACGACATAACCCTCTGGGAAGTTAACACCATCCATTGGTAATCTAATGATTGTGCCTGTGAAGTCATTGTATTTAATAATTACACGGTCGCCAATGTTAAACTTTGGTTTTTTCTGCACTTTTGGTTCATCTGGGTCAACTGTTGTATAATCAAAAGATTTAATCTGAAGTGGAACTGTTGTTTGTTCTGGTTGTTCTTCTAGGGCATCCACCAGCTTGTCAGCATATAATTTAAACTGAGGTAAGTCTAGTGGTTTGTCTTCCAATAGAGCCTGTAAGATGCAACCTCTGAGATATGCAACGTAATCAGCTTTTGTGAAATTCTCTTCGATAATGCTTAAGTAATTCATATGTTTTCCTCCTGTTAAAAACGTGTAATATAAACCTCGAACCAATCATTTGTTCTGCCAGACTCGGCTACCGAGATTATATCTTTTAATGTTTCAATCGATGCCTGATAAATAACCATCTCAGTCTTATTACTTGAATAAGACTGCTGTTTTTCTTGTGCATCGTGCAACCATTGGTGTAAGAACGGAATATCTACCTTATGTTCCATACTATTCCAATCAAGGTGTTCATTTGCATATTGTTCTACCTCTGAGATAAGAAAAGCATAATGCAAGTATGGACATCGCCTGTTTTTACTAAAGATATAAACCTCCATATATCCTCCTGTTAATTAATTTGAGTATATATTACTTTATACCCAGTATCAATATATTTTTTAATCTGACATAACTGCTCTATTTGGTCAGGGAATATCAATGGGTCTCTTGGGTTAGCTAATGGACTGCGAGTTAGTGTTCCATCATCATAAGCCTGCAACAAGCGTGCCACCAAAGAGCCATCAATGATGTATTCCTCATTTGGTTGAAAGTCACGAAGATTGTCTCTGAAAAATCTTCCGACATTTCTATTGTAAATACTAAAGTGTGCCACAGGGATAACTCTGTGGTTTACAAACACATAAAACTCGTTATATAATCCCATTAGTAGTCCTCCTGTGTTATTTACCGCATGCTAATATGAATACTGTTAAGGCGACACTCATTAGCATTAATGTGATAGTCGTTTCCAAAGAAACATACCGAGTATTATACTCAAAGCCACCAATAACATGAACTGCTTTTTGTTGAGTGGCTGCGTTCGCCCACTCCTTGTTGAACTTTTGCCATGATATATCCCATCCAGCATCACTTAGCTCATATTTTGTTTGTTTCAGGTCATGTTGCAAGTCTTTAATATAGGCATCCTTGGCGATAATCACTTGGTTTTGTTCTTCGATTGTTTTATGCAGTTGTTGTATATCCAAGTTAAACCTCCTGTTCTAAATGGGTTTCAAACAATTTCAAAAACTGTAGTTCCGCATTTGGGTCGTCACATTGGTCGGTATCATACATTACTTGGTCTTCTAAAGTCATGAATGATAGTCCATATGCGTATGTAGTCAACTCGCCGTTATTGCGAATAAACATTAGCTTTGTATATGGTCTAATTTCGCCAAAGAGAGACATGTTATGCGTATACATAATCATGTGACCTTGTGGCAACGTCACGGAGTATGTAGAATACATTTGTTTATGTTCATCTCCTACATAACTGTAGATGTTCTCAACTGTTGTGTCGATTTGTTTTAATAATTGTTTACGTTTCAATGGTTTTCCTCCTGCTGTTGAATTAAACTTTCAACTTAAAAATTGTGTTTTTATGTTCAAATGCGTGGATTAATTGGTTTTCATATGTATTGATAACGGTTTGTCTTGCATTTTGTAATATGTTTCCTAGAGTCTCAAATTGCTCTACCGTGTATTCTTGAGTGCCATCAAGAAAATACATATTAGTGAGTAATCCTTGATGTAACAAGACTTTATTTTTTCTAATGTCTAGACGATAGCCGTCTTGTAAATGTATTGTATCACAGAACTGCAATATCTGCAACAAGTTATCTGAGTCAAACTTAACAGAAACCCTTGGTTGTCCATTAGACCAGCTTGGTTGCACGGTTGTCACAATTAAATCTGGCACATTATCAGACCAGAACTGATTGCGACCCAGAGTGATGCCATTAAGTTTCATGGGTAATGTCTTTGGGATGATAACATCTGCACCATATTGATTGATACTGCTATAGACGACTTGTTGAGACAGATACTTATTGAAAATGTCTGTCTCAGGCTGTATAGGGTCTAATCTCAAGTATGTTACTTCCATTATTCCTGCTCCTGTGACTCTACATGTGGTTTCTCATGTTTATCAGCGAGTGTTAAACACTTGTCGCACACGGTCTCCAACTGCTTTCTTACCAAAGTAACTGCTTGGTCTAATTCTTTAATTACTTGTTTGACACACTTTAGGTCTTCTTTTGTTAATTGGTCGGTGTCTGCATTTGGCAACAACAATGTAATATCTTGAATAGTCTTAATGGTTTTCCATTCGTTAATCTGTTGTTGTAACATATCGAATGACAACGTACGTTCTCCAACAGCATTTAAAATCTCTTGATACATTGAATATCGCAAATGATTTAATACTGCGTTATCTTCTTTGTGAAAGTCAATGTTGTCTGCCATACGGTCAATATACAGCGTAAGTGGATAACCTGCCATAGAATTTACTAAGATGTCTTTATTACTCATTCCAACCTCCGTTTTCTAATTCGTAATCAATTTCTAATTGTCTTTGCTCGGCGTATAACTGACTATAGTACTTTTGTTTACATGTTGTTGTACAAAACCGCTGATTATGACTTTTAGGTGTAAACCAACGTCCACAACAATCGCATTGTTTCATATGTTTTCTTCGTTCGGCTTCACGTTGGTAAAACCCAATCAGAAAATCTTCTGGTACCGCTGGATGTGGTCTGCCGTCAAAACAAGATTTATCTTGCAGAAATTCTGGCAACTTAGACATATGTCCACCTCCTGTTATAGCTCAAATGTTTTGCGTTGTGGTTTAGAGCCACGGTTTTGAACCAAGGCAGCTTCATAATTGCTGATAAAGGCTCTTAGATTAATATAGACATAACCCTTGCCAGATGCGACCGCATCTTCCATTAATTGATGAGTCAATGTATTGAACATTTTAGACATCATAACTGCATCAATTTCAGATACAGGAATGTTGATTACCATGTTTGATAACTCGTTGTCTAAGATGATAATTCGAGCCTGTTTGGCATCGAATGTAAAAGTCTTCACGAAAGTAGTGTTTGTGTCTAAAGATAACTTAAATAGCATAATTATTTCTCCTGTTCATTTAATTCATTTCTAATAATGTCACGCACCATTGCACAATACCATGCACAGTATGGGTCGTGTAATAATTTGGCTTGTTCTTGCCATAATTCTTGTAATTGTTCTTTGGTCTTCTTTGGCTTTTCTGCCCTTTGTAGTAACTTACGACCAGCCTTGATTGACTTGGTAATTCTTTTTAATTCCTTTTCTGTTGGTTGCAACTACATCACCACCAAGTTTTCTTCCAAAGCCACGCTCAAGGCGAATGCTGCACTATCGCAATCCCAATTAATAGCATTGTGGATTAATCGTCTTGCCGATTGTTGCTCTTGCGGTGTCAAGCGAATACCATCTTGTGTTGCTGCCTTAATGGTTCGCACTCGCTCGTCACAATTTCTTCTGATTTCATTTCTTGGGTTCACTTTTTTGTTCCTACCTTTCGTTATCACTCAATAATTAAAAACCCCAGACTGTTTAATGTCTTACAGGTGTTTTCCTTACCTGTTGATTACATTATATCAGTTGGGGTTTTGTGTGTCAACAACTTTTTTACAAAATTTTGAGTTTTTTACTTTAGTGTGTATTTTTTCATTAAATCAGCCACAGAAATCCATCTGTAGCCTGCTCCAATGGTGTCGTACATCTGAACAAACACGGTATCAGTTTCTTTATCAACACGCATATCACAACCGACTAGATGGGTTGCACCATCTTTGTTACACACATGCTTGTTCATGTATTGAACTGCGGATAACACCTGTTTGTCGATGTCCATATATTGTTCTTCGGCATCTTTCATGGCTTTGAATACTTTAGTAATGTCGTAATGACCGATATATGTAAATTCGTTGGTAATGGTATATAGTGTATCGCAAGAGCCATCATCGTATAAAACATAATAGTCACCATTCACATCTATTCGACAGATAATAATAGTAAATCCCTCATTATCGATATATATATCTCCGACTGTTGTTTTGTGTCTATCCATTATCCTCGACCTCCTGTTCTAGTGTGTCATAAAATTGTTCCAAGAATTGGTCTACTTGATTGATTTCAAACCCAGTGTAAACATGATGTTCATAATCGACAAAACCCTCTGGGTGGTCTTCCCAAGAACACTCATACACAACTCGACCGTCTTTTAATCGTATCACAAACGCCTTATACATGAGTGTTAATGTTGCGTATTCATCATATGCTACCTCTTGGTTTGCAACGATTGTAAATTGTTTGTCGGTGTAATCATATGTAAAGCCGTTTGCTCCAACAAGTTGAAACATATGCATGATATCAAACATTGTTAAACACCTGTAGTCTTTCTTTGAGTGCTTGTAGTAATAAATGTAAGTTGGTCTCACAACAGTAGACAATCTTATGGTTTACAATCTCGCTTTTAAAGATGGTTGTTACAATAAAGTGTCCGCCTTTGGTTAATGAGATTGTGCGATACGTTTTCAACGTTTCTTTGTAAATCAATGTTGGTTTGTCGTTGTAAATAAATACATCACCAACATGCAATTCCTTTTCTTGCATAATTACCCCTCGTAATCTTCCTCGTAATCTGGCTCTTCTTCCTCGATGGCTTCAACGGTTATTTCTTCAATAGAACCACTAGCATCATATTCGTAAGATGTTACATTGATGTCAAAGTAATCCGCAAGGTCAGATGCAATCTCATATGCTTCTTCTTCGCTAGAAGCAGTAATCCGTGCTTCACCATAGAATGTGCCACCAAAAGTAACATTATAGACTTTATCCATTATTTTTCTCCCATCTCAATAAGTGCAGCCACTAATACGCATATCAGGCAGACAATAGTAATCTTAACGGCAAACCAAAAGACGGTTGCGGTGACTGCCATTGTGACACCTGCGATGCCAATTAAAGCCAATACAAAGGCGATACCGACAGCAAACCATGACAACTTTGCGGCAATACTAAGTGCCACAACAGCAATCGCCAACAGGGTAACAAAAAGTGCTTTTATTGTATTCATGTGTTTAACTCCATTGTTTAATAATTCGCTCGGATGGTACATACCAAATATGACCGTCAATTTCAGCTTGCACCAAATAGAAGTCAACTATTGGGTTATATAACTTAATTTCACCGACCAATTCTTGGGATTTATCGTTAAAAAATTGTACAACTGTACCATCTTTAAGCGTTTCCATTTTCTAGTTCCTTTCTGACAGGTGTCTTTGGTTTCTTTTTATGTGTTGTAAAGTCGCAAGATACCTCTTTGCAGGACTCACACATGCCAAGCGTTTGTAAATTCACCAAAGATGGATACAAGTAATTCAAGCGTTCAAAAATCGCTCGTGCCACTTGTTGATGCTCCGTGGATGCACGCTTGCATAACCGCTTTGGTAAATACTCCATCCATGCTCGTAAAGAACCACTCACAGTCATGGTAACATTAGTTGCCAATGGCAATACATAAGATGCAACTTGATATGGAACACCTGCTTCAACCAAACGGCGATATTCAAGAATTTGGTTCTCAATCAATTTATTCATGAGTTGACCCATATCGTCTGTAATCTCTGGATGTTCCGTGGAATTAAACCATGTGGCATCGCCAAAGTCTGTACCTCGTGTAGACTTCACGGTAAAAGACAAGTGTCTGTGTCGTGTAATCTGTGCAAGACATTTCTGTGACATTTCAATATCGAATGTCACCAGCGTATGTTCCAATAGTGACAAATGTCCACTAGAGGTGGCTCGAATTAATGCGTCCTCGGTTAATTCCTTACCATAGCATTGACCCATGGCATGAGTCGCTGTATTAAGTGGTGTATAGTTCTGTAGTTCAACCTGCATATAATACCTCCGTTAAAACATTTGAATTGTAAACCATGTTGCCATGACAATGTTGAAAATCGTAAGACCAAAGCACCAAGCCTTAAGCCATGAGATGGAACGCTTGTTTTTCTGCACTTCACAGTTAATCGCACGAAACTTCAGTCTATTATCAATGTTCGTATCTCGAATAATTAAGATGGTATCATCTAGAGTTTTTCGCAACTCTTTAATACTTCGTGTGTTTGATAACGAGCGTTGATTCGCTGCGGTTTGACCGCTCACCAATAAATCGATGGCATGTGTCCGCTGTTTGACTTTGGTTTCCATTTGTAAGAATTTGTCTTGTATCTTCTTTAAGTAGTTCATTATTCCTCCCATTAGCGGTAAACAACGGCATAATCGGCAGTACCACCATTCGCAAGACCGACTGTAAATACGGTGTGAAAGCACCAGCCATCTTCAAATAGTTCATTCAATTGTTCTTCTGCGGTACTAAGAGTGGCTGTATGTAGTAGAACACATTTGTATTCTGTTGCGTGTTTTAATTGCATATTTTTTCTCCTGTTGCTTCTTCAATAAGTCTAACTAATTCAAAAAACGCATTGTAGTAAAAATCAGCTTCTTCGATGGTGACTTCTTCAAACTCTCGTGACTTACTGTAAGTTTCCACGACTTCAACAATGGTTCTAACCTTGTTTTTATCTATACGTTTCATATATTTACACCGTCAACCAATAAATCAACGAACCGACATTAATTACGAGAACCGCAATTAAATACCAAAAAATTTGTTTATGTGTTTTTTGCATTTGTTCTTGTAGGTCATTGACTCTGGCTGTCAATAAGTCTAGACGTTCTGTGTGCATTTGCCCGACTTTCGATAGCATTGAAGCGGACTCGTGGAGGCTAGAGATTGACTCTTTTTGCATGTCTTGTGATGCCGAAAGTGCTTCGATTTGTTTATGATGTTCATTAATAGTACTTGAGTACTCACTTAGTTGTAATGTCGTAGTTTGTAATGTTTCGTTATTTTTACCAACATTCTTTGCCAATGTTCCCATCGTTTCGTGTGTGCGTTGGTAAGCATCCATTAGTTCTGCCATGTGTTATTTCTCCTGTGTGATATGATAAAAACAATAGTGTGACCCATAGTCAATAGTGATACCCAACGGATTATGCATAATGCGATAATACGGCGGTGTAAAGCCATTGTAATGCCACCAATCTTTAATCGCCTGTAATGCATCGGCTTCGGTCTCAAATAGACCATGGTGTTTCGTTTCGTATGTTCGTGTGTCTTGCCACTCAAGTTTGTACATTAGTCTATCTCCACAAGTTGTTGTAAATACAAGCAGTTCGGTAATAGTGTTGACAAGTGAATATAATCATCTATACCACCGACCTGTTTCCATCCTGTTAATTCAATCATATCTTGCCAATACACAGTATCAGTAAGGTTTAACTGTATGCCAGTTGGAGAGAATTTTTTACCGTTGACTCGTAAAACAACTCCTCTATCAATAACACCTTTAAGGAAAACAAACTTTTGTTTGGCTATGAGCTGTTGGTTTTCAACAAAAATCTTAATTTGTTGTCTTACAAGCGTGTTCGCTACATAGTCAGTCACCAATACTAAAGGTCTTCTGCCAATGAATTTTTTACGAGACACCAAAGAATACATGTCTTTGAACTGTAGGTTGTTACATTGAATGTCATATACAATACAATGCTTTGGGTCAATAGATATAGATTCAATAAACATATATATTTTAGAGGTTGCACCACTACGGTATATTTGTCGTTCAACCACAAGGTCTCCATACACAAACATTGTTACACCTGCTTTCTATGCTTCGCATTAAAAATCCGTTGTTTGGCAACATCAAAATACATTGGGTCTAACTCAATACCAATGAAATCTCGACCCAATTCAACGGCTGCAACACCTGTTGTACCAGAACCCATAAATGGGTCAATAATAGTATATTCTTTTGGAAGAACACCAATAATGTTTTCCATCACCTGTAGTGGCATCTGACATGGATGCACCGTTTTTTCTGCTGAGGTGTTCTTAACGATATTAATGTTCCACCAATCGTAAATCGGTGTGCCTTTAGAGCCGTTTTCAATCAACCGTTTAATCCGTTTATCATTTGGGTTCTTATACGGTTGTAACACCTGTTTAAAGTCTGGTGTTACACCAAAGAACGCAATATCTCGGTGTTGTTTGCGGTTGTTTGTATTATATACCCATGATACCACTTTAGTTGGTGGTCTGTCAATATCAATCGCAAGTTGATATAGCTGTTCTGGGTAGTGAATAACGACAGATGGATGCGATGGGTTAAACACTTGTTGTAACATATGTCTGTAATCGCCATCGCTCATTCTGTCGTGATAACCGTTGTAATGATACCCAATGTTGAACGGAGGGTCTGACACGATGATATATGGTTTATTTTCCGCTTGTAGTTGGTCTTCGATGGATTGTAATATGTTTTGACAGTCGCATTGATGTAATTCAATCATCATAATCTTCCTCGAATAACATTTTTGCGATTTCTTCATCATAACTAAAACCAAGTAGTCTTAAGATGTCGTCTTTGTCTTTTTCAGTAAAGTCTCTATGACCGTTTAGTTTGAGAGATAAATTTGTGAGACTGATGCCTAATAGGGATGCAACTTTACCGACACCCAAATTACGGTCTTTAAACATGCCTCGCAACATTGTGTGTCGTTCTTGGTATCGTGTTCCAATGTCTACTTTGAGTCGTGCAAGGTATGTTTTGACATCTTCAATATCTTTAAAAGTGGCATCTTCTAATACATTTTGCAACTTTGACAGCAACACCGATGTTTCTTCAAACTTCTTGTAATCTTCTTCGATTACAACTCCATTAATTCGTACATGTGTTTTCATATATTCCTCCAATAGTTTGGGGCGAACGAGTCGCCCCATCTTGTATTATTTACTTAATAAATTTTCCAACATTCCAACACGTTCTTTTAACTGTTGTAATTCATCTCGTTTAACATTTGTTGCTTTACCAATCTTAAAGTTTACAGATGCATTAGTTACAGAAGAAGAACCAAAAGATTGTCCAACGTAGAACATTACATTTTCATTCGGAGCATAGAACGCACCCAATGCCCCAGCATTCGCATTTTTGTAGTGTCCAAAGCCTGCACTAATAGAGAACTTGTTATGTGCATCAAAACCGTTCCAATGTAATGCACTCAAGGCAGATACAGATGCAATAGCTGCATTAGTGCCACGTTCTAATTGGTTTACCTTACTAGTGATGTCACCAAACATTTGTTGACTTTGGGTTTCCAAAGCAGTAATTCGGTTTTCATGGTTCACAGACACCTGTTTTAACGCTGAAATATCGCTTGTATGAGCGTTTTGAACACGCTCTAGTGTATTTGTTCGTGCACCTAAATTTGTAATCGCTTGGTGGTTATCATTAATTAATGCCATTCCAGTACCAATGTCTGCCGCATTTTGACGGATGCGATTATCAAATGTACTTACCGTTGTGCCAAGATTATAAATCTTGTTGCCATTATTTGTGATTTCATCAATGGCTGCATACAACTGAGAACCATTGACTGCATCTAAGGAATCTGCGGTAATACGACCAGCAGACACATTTTGTAATTGTCTGTTGTAATTGTGGATTGCACTATAGGTAGAAGATTGTGTAGCACCAAAGGACACACTGGAGTTTGGACTGTCGCCTGCGAACACATGAGTCGTGCCATTGATGTCCATTTGACCAAACGCAACAGGGTCAGATGTTTGAGAGTTTGTGCCAATTGCCACAGAGTTCTGTACTGGGGCACTTGCGTTGTTACCAACAACCACGGCATCAATACCACGGACAACAGAGTGAGTACCAATGACAATTGAACCTTGGTTGTCAACCGTGTTATTTGCACCGATTACGGTTTGTTCTTGGTGATTGCCAATGTAATTATTATAGCCAATTACAGAGGATTGATTCGCAGATGTTGTACCATTGCCACCGCCTAAGATAATATTATCGTTACCATTCACAGTATTGTCACGACCCAATACAATCGTATTAGTACCATTCACAACTGTGTTTGCACCGACTGCAACACTATTATAACCTGTTGCCACAGGGTCAACCGCAGATGGTTCTAAAGAGCCAATCGCAACTGGGTTTGCGAATACACCCATAGTTGCCATTGCGAATACTGCGGATAAAATTGTTGTTTTCGTTTTGTTATTCATTAGTTTTCTCCTGTTGTTTAATTATACAGTTTTGTTTAATTGTTTGAAGTAATCCAAGACATCTTCTTTCGTTTTCTTTTTAATGGGGTTAATATCTGTTGTTGTCCAGTCGGCACTTGTTAGACACTTAGCATCAATAGATTTTAACCGCTTATGCCATTGGTCGGTACAAACGTAAATCACTCCACGTTTCATCCGTAGACATTGCGATGATTTCCAATGGTGTCTGCGGATGCCCTTACCGCTTGACATTAATTCGTATGCTTCGTGGAACCGCATTTACAACACTTCTCCTTTCTGGGGAATAAACATAAGATAACCACGCTTAAGAACATCGCCCCAAGCCATTCTTGGTTGTTAAATACAAATGTTTGAATGAATGAACCACTCATCAGTAATAAACATGAGATGTCAATCATTCGTCTAATATCTAGTATTAATTGTTTGTCCATTTTCTTCCTGACCTTTCTTTAACTCTTCTCGACCAATCTTTTGTAAAAATTTCCAAGACTTGAACATTGTCTTATAGTCAAGATTGATATATGTTCTATTCTTTGGGTGCTTTGGACACGCCAAGTATATCCAATGTTCATCCGCTGACCTTAAATGTTGAAGTATTGGTATTGGCTTGGTTTTACATTTGTAACAACCATCTGTTGTCTGACATCGGTCTAACACATAGTCAAACCCATCGCCATAGTCAATAAAATACTCTCGTTTTTTCGGCAGTTTGCGACCACCACCAAATCCATTAGATGCCATGTCTCACCTGCTTTCTAATAAGATAATACCATATGATTATACTTATGTCAACAACTTATTTTTTAATAAACACAAGATTTTACATATAATAAAAAGAGACCAACTATGTGGTCTCTTGCATTTTATTCTGCAACTTGCGTATACAACGCATTATAAATCAATAAGTCTAATCTATCGTATGCACGTTTGTACAACTCATATAACTCTTCATACGTTGCACCCTCGTTCTCGAACGCAACCATTGTATCTTCAACGTCTTTAACAATAGATAAATACTCTTGCTCGTCAATAATGATTTCTGTCATTTGTTTTCCTCCAATTCTAAAATCGCTTGTAGATATTCCAAGACCACATCAAGTGATACATTTGTGACATCCCCATCAGGTAACAACTGTGTACCATGGTAAATCACGCCATCTTTCAATAGTGCCAAACAAAAGACACCATCGTCTTCGGTATACTTGAATTGAATAACGGCTACATCATAACCATTGTTAAACGAGAACCACCACATCTGGCGTTCTTCATACATCATGTTTTTTGGTAGAATGGTCGTATATTTAAAACCATCGTGCTCTTGCAATTCTTTAATAATTGTTTTATCCATTGTTCCTCCTGTGTTAAAAACAATTTGTTTACACCATTATGATACCATGGGTGATTGCGTATGTCAACAACAAAATAAAAAAAGACGGAAGAAATTAATCTTCCGCCATACGATAATGCCATAACGCACAATCGTCTATTTCACAAGCCTGCACTTCCGCAAGTGTACCACAACAACACTCTCTACATTTCTTGTGGATTGCTTCGAGCGGTGTCTTTGGTTTTAATGGTTTGCGTTTCTTTTTATTTGTTTTCTTTGGCATGTTCAACTGCCTTTCGCAAGTGTTCTAATTCAAGAACACGGTCGATGTGGTCGTGTACTCGCATTTGTTTTTTATTGCGTTCGCCACTTAATTCGACAATGGATGTACCACAATCATTTGGTCGATAACCCTTGTCTGCGGAATAACCGCCCCAACCAAGGAATGAACCTGTTTGAACATCCAAGTGTTCAATTAACGACCAAGCCTTGGCAATACGGTTGGGTTCTGCCACCATGGTGCGTTCATACGTTGTCTTATGTAGATGCTCATAGAACGTAATATCAGTATGCAGCCACTCCATCTTATCAGGTTTCTTTGAATTATGCCATGTACCGATGACATACAGGTTCTTATTGACATTAAAGAACACCGATGCCATGCCATGGTAAAACGGCACACCCAATAATTCGGCTAACATCTGCTCTGGGATTAAACGATTGTGTTTCAACGCTCGTTCATATCCATGGTTGCCACTTCGGCAGAACAAAATACGGTCTTTAATCGGTTCTAACAAGCGGTATGCCGTAAGTACTTGGTCTCCACCATGTTCCGATTGTTCAAATACCGATGATGCGGAACTCGTGGTTGCATTGTCCGTAGAGTCACCGCCGATAATTAAATACAGATTGTCAATCGTTTTGACTTGAGAAATAAATTTCTCAAACGCTTCTCGATTGTGATAGATGTTGCCAACATGGATGTCGGATATATCTGCGATATATGCTCGCTCTGACTCCACTCGCACATCTATTTTATTCACATTTAGTGATTGTTCAGCAATATTCAAATTCGTTTCTCCATATCTTTCAAACGTGTACATTGGTTGCCACAGAAATTACAAATGGTCTGGTTGTCACCGAATGACTCATCGAGATATTCAACCGCTTTACAAGTAGTCATGGGTCTTTGTTCGCCTGCGTACTTATACATACGTTTGAATGTTTGTCTTGCAGAGTCAAATGGATAGTTAACCTTGATGATTGGTGTTTTAGCTTCATAACATCTAATGTTTGGTCTCAAGACATCCTCGTCAAGTACACCTTGGTCGATTAATTCGTTTAACACTTGTTGAGCAACCACCAATGACTTCTTGAGTCGTCTTGAGGTTAACATTTTGTATTCACCAAAATGTTTGGCGATGTCGCTAACTTTCATTCGCAAGCCATAACGCATCATAAGTCGTTTCATGCTGCTTGTACCGACTTCTTTTCTGAGTCGCAAGAACGCATACATTAACTCTTTAATTTCTTCTTGTTCAATCAAGATGTCCTCTGGTGAGCGTTCGTAATCAAAATCTCTGTAGCGTTTCATCTTGCGAACCAATTTCTTTGATATTCGCTCTTGGTCGAACTCTTTAAAAGACATACGATTATCAAACTCGTGTATTTTAAACAGTTCATCCGAATTAGAGCAAAAGAACTCCATTAGTTTATTCATGCGACCACCGTATATCTACTATCGACCCTTGTAATTCGTTTAGAGCGTTCTCCGATTGATTGACAACGGTCTGTACGGAAATCACATTGCACGATTGTACCGACATGTCTGCCGTTATGCGTTATCTTGCGATAGTTGCCTTTCGTACGTTTCTTCTCTTGTTTTTCTGTTTCCTCGTCTTCACGCAAGAAGATTACCTCTGGTGAAATCGAATATAAATACTGTTGGATTGTCTCCCTGTGTTCACCGAATATTGATACTCTGTATAACTCCCCATTTCTAAACATGTCCACTAAAAACATATATCTTTTAAACATGGATGTGTTTTTTATCTCCCATTATTTGTTCGTTGAACCTGTTCCACCTGTGCGTTGGTCGATTGTATCATCGTTATCAATCAAGAAATATTTAGTGAAAATACCTTGAACGATACGTTCGCCTGCTGAAATATGTTGAGTAGTGTCGCCATAATTGTATAATACAACCATGATTTCGCCCTCGTTTTCTTCATTATTGTAATAATCGGAATCAATAACCGATGCACCAGTCGCAAGCATTAATTGCCGTTTGATACCCAAAGATGAACGTACTCGTAAATCTAAGTATTCATCTGGTGGCATATATGCTTTAACACCAGTACGAATTAATATAGATTCCTTTGGCTCGATTGTGTAATCATCATAAGCATAGAAATCATAACCAGCACTATGGACAGAACCTCGTGTTGGTCTTTTAACAATTGCACCTAAGCGTGATACATATTCAAATCCACGTACTCGCTTTGCTATTGGTTTAAGACCGTGATGTTTTCGTATTGCATTTAATGTTTGACTCATAATTAATCCTCCGTTTATACAAGAACTTCCACAGTAATATACTGTCGTCCAAATTCAATCGCATCATCGTATGATGGCATCCAAATGTCAATGGCATTTGAATAACCACCACCAAATCTATCTTTTACAACATATGTTCTACCATTAATAACTACTCGTGTGCCAAACGGTAAATCGTCACTTGCGATTGCTCCATCGTGTGTCCATTCACCGTTTGCCATTGTACCACGGTCTGTATATGCAGATACCTCAGCTTGCATTTGGTATGCATGCGATGGTATTAAACCACCAAGGAATAACACAAATGCAAGCAAACCCAGTCGTAACATATCTAAGCGTTTTTTCATATATCTATCTCCTGTTGTCGTAATATTCGATAATTTGTTTAATCCATAAACAGCACATGTAGATAAATCCAATAAACATTAATGTGGCGATTAATTTGTGCACTAGCACCAGAATAATTAAACAGTCCATGATTGCACCGCATCTATAGCATGGTTTAATTCATTAACGATACTATCTTGTGCTTGATACCCAAGTTGCATCGACCAAATTAATCCAACAGTCAATGTATAGTCATTTAATAACGCACCAGACACAATCTTGTTAACTTTAGACTGATTGTCTTCGTCTAAGCGATACACGGCAATTAGGTTTTCTTTTTCGACTTCATCGAACTCTGCAACACAGTATTCCTCTTCGATGTCGCCTGATTTGTTAACAAATGCATGTACGATAATATCGCCATGGAATACAGCAAAGGCTTCATCAATTACACCCAAGTCGCACAAGCATTTATCCAATGCTTCACCATTCAAGAACGCTTGACGTGCAATCTCGCTAGTGTCCTCGTCTACATCGCCTGTTAAATACACAAGCCAATGCGGATGCAATTTACGAATGTCTTCACATGATGGTGAGTCTGTGGATATTAAACAATAAGATTGACCGTTGAACCACAACAGTTGTTCTCCCCAAAGTTTATTTAAACCATCTGTATTTATTAATTTTTGTTCTAGCATAATGCAATCTCCTGTTATGGTGTAATGTCGTAAACTTTAAACTCAATGCGTGGATGCTCACTATAACGTTTTCTACAGATTACATCACACACTTGATTATCATCGTGCCACACGATACCACTCAAGGCATCCATGACACCTTTTAATACGTTATCAACATCTGGTTTTTTAGTCGGCAGAATTAAGCCTGATTTCATATCTTCTCGGTCTTTCTTGCGACCACCAGATGGTATCTTTCTATAAATATCAAGTTCAAACAATAATGGAACTTCCGTTACATCTTTTGGATGCTGTATAGAGTCTTTAATCAGTTGTTTGTAAGCCTTGGACTTTGGAGGGTCATATGCTCTTACGAAACGACCTCGTCCACATAGGCGTGGACGACCCTGAGGAACAGGTTCACCCATTACCGTTGCTGAATAGATTAATTTCAAGTATTAAACCTCCGCTTTATCGTACAATCGACACAATGCATCTGTAATATCATCGCAAGCCTTGTCCACGAGATGAACGGCTTCTTGCTTGGATAGGTCAGATTCTAACATTCGTCTGCGAACTTCTGCTTTTAGTTCGTTAGTTCTATAATCAATAATCGCAAGCATATGTAATTCTTTTACCATAATTTATTCTCCGATTGCAGCTTTGATTTTATCAACTTGTTCCTTTAAATGGTTTAAGTCCTTAGAATTGTTGATTACAAAATCACATTGAGATTTTAAATCATCAACAGATGTCTCTGACACATCATTAAGCCGTGTTTCATCGCACGAACCATCTCTTTTCTTCATTCTCTTAATACGTTCTTTTTTATTCGCCGAGATAAAGATTGCAACATTAAATGCTGGGTCTCCGACTTGTAATTCTCTCAACATATCAAGTTCATTTTGATAACGACAATCAGTAACAATATATCGACTTGGTTTGTCTATGAGTAGCTGATTCTTTAAGACAACAATCCAAAAGTCTTTAAATAAAGCTCGTAATCCATTACCAAGTGCTTGCAGATGCTTCCGCTGTTTGCCCTCTAAGACTGTTTTCTCAATCGTTTGTACCACAGGTAGAATACCTTGTAATTCTTCGATTGAATATCCACTTAGGTCTGATAAATATTTCATACCTGCATCTACACCCTCTGATTGAACAATGGATACCATCTCTTTAATGGCATCTGCATATGCATATTGTGGAATATCACCAAACATTTCAGCAACAGTATCTTTACCAACACCAGCACGACCAATTAATATCATTCGACTACCTCCACATCCGACACGTCTGCGTTTACAGGCTCTGCATCGAAGTTGAAACTAAAGATTTTCTGTAAACGCTCTTGTGTGATATATTTTGTATGTTTCTTTTTGTCTGGGAAATACAGTCTCACTCGTGGTGCGAGATAGCCTGCTTGACTTCGTTCCCCATGCAGTTTTGTACAAATGTAAAACTCGTCACCAACGCTTAAGTCGTTAACAAACGCTGTTCTCGATTGTCGATGAATTGCGGTAACTCGGTAACGGTCAACAGTACGAAACTCTTGAGTTTTTATGTTTAACATTATTTCTTAATCCTTTCTTGATAGTATGGACAGCAGTATGCCACCGAGCAGTAGTCTTTACATTTGCGACCCATAGGATATGTCTTAGATACCCATCGGTCTTTTGCGGAACACTCTCGTGGTAGTTCTTGCTTAGCGATGGCATTCACCAAGGCATCTTTCTTATATAACGCATAATCAAGCAACCGTTTATCATTCATCTTAGGCAGTTGTATCAAGTAACATTGTTTATCCAGATTAAATGTTTTAATCGTATTGATTGGCTCTTTGATAATCACCTGTAAAAACATGTCATTAATTGGTATGCCGTGTTTATTCAATAGAATACGATATAGATTTTGCTGTTTACAATAATCGCCATAATGATGTAACCCATCATATACCCATTGTTGTCGCATCTCTGTTTCACCCTTGCGTTTACCACGAGTGATTGTATATGGTCGCCACAAAGGTCTACCACCCATCATTGTCGCACACTTGTATGCACCAACGACTTTATAATCATACAAGGTATGATGCTCTAAGTCAATACAGTCCATCTGACCTGTGAGACCCTGATAATTTAACCGAAACTCGCCTGCGTAATTCTGGGGTAGACAATTCTCAAGAATACCATGCATGCTTGTACCGACTGTCGCAGCAATCGATGAGAATGGATTGATTGTCTCTGGATTGTTTGCCTTTAGATACATATATAATGTTGGAGATAATACCTCTGTGACTGAGAAGTGGTCTCTATTTAAGTTCCTGAGACGACTTGCGTTTACCAACAATGGTTTAGCAAGACATCGTTGCCCCATACGACATTCTTTCATGCAATCTTTCACAAGTATGGTTTTGCCGTCAGGACACAAGAATGAATTTTCTTTCATATATTCACCTGCTTTCATATATATTTATTATACAGTATCTATCTATGTTTGTCAACAGTTTTCTGCATAAGAAAAAGACCCAAGCGTGAAAGGAGGTAAAACGCTTGAGTCTTTTAAAGGAGTACACTAGATTTAACGTGCCAGTGCGAACACTAAAGATTAAGATGATGGTTTGTAGAGGATTGCAAAATGTTTTCGTCTTTTGCTTGACGCTATTGCGTACGCAACAGTAGTAGTTGTGTGCACCCAGCAAGATTTGAACTTGCATCACGAGAAGATGATAGAATCGTTGCTTTTCATTAAGCTATAGGTGCATGAACGACTTGGGTTTTACCCCAAGTCAGTCAGGAGGAAAAATCATGCGTATCTCTTGGACTGTTACCCAAGACATACGATGTATGCCATCCGAATAGAAAACCCTTGAGTAATCTATTCGGTGATACAATGGCGTACCATATATATCTGGCTCTGGAGGAAAGTGTGGGATTCGAACCCACGGAACATTTCTGTTCAACAGTTTTCAAGACTGTCGCATTAAACCAGACTCTGCCAACTTTCCATGTGAGTCGGCTGAGAAAACAGTGTACATCCGTTCTCTCTCTAACGGCAAGCCAGCTCATACCGACCACCCCATTAGCTAGATGGAATGGATTTAATGGTGGAGACTATTGGAATTGAACCAATGCAAAACATAGGGCTTCAACCTATTGCTCTACCTACTGAGCTAAGTCTCCATGGAAGAGATACTAAGAGTTGAACTTAGAATTGCAGAGTCAAATTCTGCTGTGTTACCATTACACCATATCTCTATGTGGTGCCGTTGGGAGGATTCGAACCTCCGAAGCTATAAGCGACAGATTTACAGTCTGTTGTCTTTATCCATCTTGACTACAACGACATGGCTCTTGGGGCAAGACTATGATAGCCAGATGCTCTACCATTGAACTACCCAAGAATAAATGGAGGATGGTACAGGATTTGAACCTGTGGTCGTTTTAATGAACGACATCTCTTTAGCAAAGAGACTCAATAACCCACTCTGACAACCATCCATGTCTACCGCCATACAATCCTTGTTGTATCATTCGACCACCGAAAGATTGCAATCTCGATGTCTTATGTTCATATACGTCTATACTCATCGGCGGTAGATGCTATAGCGTACCTGTTGTAACTTGACAGGCTCAAGTGAGTTTTAACGTCTTCACAATGACGGCGGTAAATATAGAGCGTACTCTACATTTTTACATATGATGTTATCGTCTTGTCTGACGGTGTAATTATGAGATTACACACCCTTGTTTTTGATGTTTGTTTGTCGCACATCAACTAAGCGACCTGTCTTTTACATCTTTAGTGATGGTTTACAGTTGTCTCTGACATGTTTTCTCGTCACATATAACGCCACACTTTTGACACGGTAGTCAGCACCGTATGCTATTTGGGTCTCTTGGGAATCGAACCCAAGCTCAAGTGTACTGATTGCATCCTGCAACGACCCATGTGTGTCAACGGATGTGACTCCGTTGACTATGTTAAGAAAGGAGGTGCACCAAGGAGGAACACAACCCTTGGTACACTATTATAATAACACTTATAGGCGTATATGTCAAGCATTAATTTGTGTTTTTATGAGAAATAATTTATCTCTGTTAAATGAGATGTTTTATCGTCATACTTGAATTGGAAGATGTTTGCTGGTCCTCGTAATTTTCTGCGAGTTTTACCAATTTTAACATATGTATGGTTCTTGATTTTCTCACGCTCGTCAAAATCAAGTTGCGTGTCAGTCATATACGGTCGCCATAACAACAGAATAATATCTGCGATGGCTTTAAGTGCATTAGAACCTTTGATGTATCTCAAGATTGGTTCATATGGTTTCTTACTTTTTTCTTTACCAAAGGTGTTTTGAGACTCCTCGTTGAACTGACAAAGCATAAACAAAATCAAATTGAATTTCTTAACGTATTCTTTCATTTTGTTTGCATTTTTTGACAACACAGGAATGTCGTCAATGTCAGGTATCAAGTGGAAATGGTCGAATATAACAAAATCCACAGGGAAATCATTGGCATAACACGCTTCGGTAATCTTCTCAAGGTCTTCAATGGTCTTATTCGGTTCGTCAACAAAGCGTACACGCTTATCCAATACAGATGCCACTTGAGAGTAAATCTCAATGCCTTGTTCTGTTTGCAACATCTCGAATAACTCGTCTTCTTCAACCTCAAGAATTTCCTTGACGATTTCAGCTAAGAATTGACCTCGTGGCATCTCCAATGAGAAAATCAAGACATTATCCTTTGAGTCCATCAACCGATGTGCGGCAACCTTGGCTGCAAAGAATGATTTACCTTGGTTGGTATACGCACCAAGCAACACAATTTCCCTACGTTTGACACCATTAATAGCAAAATCCAAGGATGGAAATCCAAGGGGAACACCCTCTTGACCGATAAATGTCTTCATGTCTTCAAACGAGTCTTTAAAACCATGGACTTTTTCCCAAAGTTCTTCACTATTGGATGCGGTCACATCGAGATAATTTTTGACATCCTCAATGGTTCTATCCCATCGTTTTGCCAGCATGGTTGCAATATCAGCAAGCACCATTTTGTCGTTGACTGATTTGCAGAACCGAGATGCTTTTTTATATTGGTCTTCTTTCCTTGGATATTCTTCCAACAGAACATTTAAACAGGTAATATCTAGCGGTTCGGTCTCAAGAGAACCAATATCCACATTCTGAACTAATAAGTCGTTATAATCTTTACATTGTTTCTCCATTAGTCCTCCGATAGCGTAATTACGGTATTGGATTTCTTATGGTATTCATCGACATAATATTCATTGGTTTCACCATTAAATGTTACTTCCCAATATATATGGTCGTAATCTTCATGTGTTGACATAACCAATGCTTTGTGGTTTTTCAATGTTTTTGAGAACCAAACAATATTTAAGGAATTAAATACCTCGCTGATATATTGTATTCGTGCTATCGTTGATGTAAATGCAGCCATCGGAAATAATAAAGACCGAATAACTACTTGTTGACAATTATCAATAAATTTATTCATTACTATGTAACCTCCTGTGGTGTTCAATAATCTTCTTCCCAAGTTCGTAAACAATTGGAACAGACACGGAATTGCCAGCTTGTTTGTACAGTTGTGCGTTCGATTGTATCTTTGCACAGGTATCAAACTGGCTGTCGGTGAAGCCTTGTAGTCGCCAGAACTCTCTAGGGGTCAACTTGCGTATTACATTAGGATTGCGACTTAATAATATCTTTGGTTCAATACCACCGCCCTTGACACACGTCAAAGTTGGAGATAACCCATGTGGTGAATATATGCGACCTCGTTGTGGATTGCCACCAAAAGAAGTCGTATGGATTATGTTTCCGACTTGAACAATAGATTGTTCGCTTTGGTTTGGTCTGTATAAAATGTCTTCGGTACATCCGTTTCCAAGATGTCCGATAATGTACACCCTTTCACGGTTTTGTGGTAGTCCAAAGTCTTTCGTGTTGTACACACGCCAGAAGACATCATACCCTGCTTTGTCCATTTCAAACAATATTCCGTAGAACCCCCATCCGTTGTCGATGGATAATAAGTTCTTAACATTTTCAATGAACAACCATTTGGGTTTATGTTTTGTTTCATTCAATAACCTCATGACCTGATAAAATAAACCGCTCCGAGTATTTTCCATACCCTGTTTTAATCCTGCGATTGAGCAATCTTGACAAGGAAAACAAAAAGACCACAGGTCTGCATACGGCATCTCTGTACCGTTTAATGCACGAATATCTGGTGAAAACCAAAGATTATCCGTTGGATATAACGCACGGTATGATGCTTGTGCATATTTATCTTGTTCGCACCAACCAACGCATTCCATGCCAGCTTTGGTTAAGCCAGAGTGGACACCGCCGATACCAGCGAATAAATCAATGAATTTCATATAGACCTCCTGTGTTATATTTTAACGGTTTTTAACTTAGGTTTTATCTCATAACCAATACCACCATCAGCATCTCGAATAAACCGAACATCGACCAAGTGAGAAATGGCACTCACAGGCAGCTTACGCAATTCTTCTTCGGTATAATTCGATGCCAAGTACAGCAGAAATGCTGTGTCAAGACTCTTGCAAACACTTGTGGCAAACGCTCTTGTGACCCATTGTATCATATCCAAGCGTGGTTCGTCAACGTATAAATTGCGATTGCAAAACTTTGTAGATTTCAATTTGATATTTTTGGTCTGCGAATTACCTAACATAGTTAATATTTTCTGTTCTAGTGTCATTGAATCAACCCTTGTGTCTAGCATGGAATGTCTTCTATTTGGTAGAATGTATCGTGTAAAACAAGTCTACCATCTGCTTGCATCTCGTAATGCCCTAGTTTAAAATAAGCGTTATCATATGTGCGACTAAAGCCACCAAGTTGTTCATAACGATTATTTAACGCACAAAATTTCAAAAACATTTCTTGTTGTCCTGTGGTAAACTTACGAAGAACTTCTGGATACTTCTCAGGCTCATCTAAGAAATCATAAAAGTCTACACTATTGAAGCCGATGGTTTCATGAAAGACTTCATCTAAATGTTGTTCGTCATATCGTCCTAAAGCCATAGAAATAATATCGTATTTTTTATTATCTGCTTTTTCTTGAAGAATCAACTCAGACCACTTATGCTTGGCTGCACTTAGATGAAAAAACATATATTCAGGACTTTCGATATAATCCTCGTATTCTCCTGAGCATAACGCCAAAATGTAAACATCCATTATTAAACCACCTCCTAATCGTTATGACATTCACCTGTGTACCATTCTTGGTATTCGTCATTATCGTTTTCAATGTATACTATGAGGTTATCATTAAACAGATACGTAATCAAGTCTTTTTTAGACTTAAATAACGATGGGTTAATAATACCATAGCTTTCATGGTCGACATAACCATCTTGGTCGTTACATCGAATAATTTCACAACCAATGTCTTCGACCATTTCTTTTATGGTTTCATAATCAGTTGATTCATGTAGTTCTTCCGATGTATCTGCCATTTGTGTCAACAGGTACGAAAACTTTTCTTGTGGTGTACTCAATGGTCTACCATTCCAACCGAACTCACCAAGCCATTCATAAAATGTGTAACCTCGGTATTGGTCTGGTACCATATCAAGGCGATACATTGGATTACTAAAGTCACGTTCTTTGGTTGGTTGATACCAACGAGAACCACGCAAGATATATTCTGTTCCATACGCAAGAGAATGTGCAGATGAACTATTGGTTTCAAACACACCATTACGAATTAATTTCATACTTGTTTACCTCCAAAGCAACTGTCCAGTCGGATGCTTGTGTATCATCTACTGTTGGTATATAAACGCTTTTTAACTTGTTATCAATCAACAGATAACTTAAGTGATAACAACCGTCACCATCCTTAAGGACATCATAAATTAAATACACGCCATCTTTCCAAGATTTACGTCTTACGCATTTATATCTGGAATTACACCAATACATTGCTGTACGATAATCAACCGTTTCTTTTGGAGTATCAACCCAACTTTGCATTTCATCAGAATTATCATTCTCAATATGAATTACAATATCGTTGTTAAACAAATATGTCAACAAGTCGTATTTTGTTTTAAACATATCTTTTGTAACTATATCATACGACTGATGATTAATCTCTGCATCAACCTTACTAGAGTCACCGTATTCTTCTGGTAGATTGACAACAATATCTAATCCGTTTAACCATTGTATCACTTGTTTGAAAAATGGGTCTTCTTTAATGACACCCCAAGTTTTATACTGGTAAACGGACGACATTAGATAACTTAGCTTTTCTGCTGGAGAAGATAACACGTCAAATCCCCAACCGTATTCATCAAAGTATAAAGGCATATACGAATACATTTCGTATTCCTTTGGTTTCTTTGTTAGATGCAACTCTTTTATGGCAAAACATAAGTCGTCTTTTGGTTTGTAATTGTAATCACGCAAGACTGTGTTTTTGTATGCCAACGAATGTGCAGAACTGGAGTTTGTTTCAAAAACTCCGTTGCGTATTAATTTCATTTGTTTTCCTCCTAGTATTCAGCGTTTACCTCGATGGAACGAATGTCAATAATTAAATCATCATCAAACAAGTATTCATACAAGTCTGCTGGTCGTTGAAACATTTCTTCTGACACCATATGTTGTGATGGTATTTCTCCGACATAATCACCAAGAATATCAAACTCTGGTTCTTTTAATTCAATACCAATGTCAGATAACCACCGCTTTACCTTTAGATAGAACTCATCTCTAAACGCAATATCAAAAGTACATTCTTTATAAACATCTGTCAACAAGAACCATAGCTTGTCTTGTGAATTACATAACTTTTGTTCTTCTTTCAAATAGTTATAAAATCTTGTAGTCCATACAACATTATCAAACATTGGTGTATACCCAAGTTCCCCATATATGTCTGTAATGGTTGCATCTATTGGCGTTTTCTTTTGTAATCGCCCGACAATTGCCATTGAATGACAAGAAGAACTATTGGTTTCAAACACGCCTGTTCTAATAAGTATCATGCGACACCTCCTGTGCTTCGCAACATTGAAAATACGAACGTAAATCGGTTTCACAAAAGTGCTTGATGTTATTCCGTGTACGACTAGATGGAGCAAAGTATTGTTCTACCGCATTGATGTACATGGAATGTTCGCCTTGGTAAAACGATTTGTATTCTTCATCTGTAATTTTACCACGGATTTCTAATTGTTGCAACCCCAAGTTATCAAAAGATACAATGTCAAATATTTTTGTTAATTGCATAATATGGGATTTCCATTGCTTGTGTTCTGGTGTATCCAATTTAACTTTACCACGGTTGAAACCAAAGTCTTTTTCACCCAAGACCAATAACTTGTGGTACTTCACAGATAGCTCTTTTATATCGTCAAAATTGTCAATACCGTTGATTACATGAATAACCGTGTGTGGATAATCAGCAATCCAATCTGGTAGCGATAAACACCCCTGTAACGAGCGATATGAGATGCCAAGACCAAACACATAGGGAAATAATTGTTTTAACCCTGTGTCACCAAATTCTGTAATATAACGCTCGTTCATTGTAATGTTTACAACCAACCCAAGTTTCCATAAGTTCTTAACGAATTGGATTAAATCAGGTGTTACTTCATTGACACCTAAGGCAATCTCAGTCCCTCTAGGGAGGTTTGCATCTATTAAAACCTGTTGTAGAATACCATAGTGACATTCTTGTCCATTCACTAAGGCAGACTCGTGACAAAATACACAAGTAGATTTTTGCGTTACCGTGTTATAACCATATGGACATTGTGTAGATACACGAATATCAATATTGAGTGGTGTCTGTAATGTCAATGGTTCGTTATCTGGATATTCGATAATGCGAGTGCCATCTCTTAAGTCAAGCCAAATATTGGCATTTCCGTTTGTATATTTCATGATTTTTCTCCTGTAATAAATCAGCCAATGTATTTATCGTTAATCTCAAATAGACTATGTGGTGTAACATCAATGTTATAACCTTTGTACTTAACCAACACCATAGCAACCAAAGCAGTAACCATTCGGCATACACTTAGTATGCCAAAGATGCCAATCGTTAAGGCAATCAATGTTGGTTGTTGCATATTTAACACCAACAGTAAAATCACATATAGTGTCCAATAGATTACACGGAATGTAAATACTGGGTGTTGTTCAATTAGATTTTTCATTTATTTTCTCCTGTTTTAATACAAATTCGCCCCATTGTTGTGCCATCGCATCTGCCATGCCCTGAAATGTCTTAGAGCGTAATCGTCTGCGTTCTTCAGCAGATTTTGTTTCGGTTAATGCATCTGAAATCCACTTTTGCATACGTTTGCCACTTTTGAAAGTCAAAGTCTCGCCCTCGTCTACGACATTCGTTGGTTGCAAAAGGGGTAACCCCTTAAGCCACAAACACGTTGTTTTCCGTGCTTGGTCGCCAAACATAAACGGTTGAACGATTTGGTCTGGCTTGCGGTATCTCGTTGACATAACACCAACAGGGTTTTCTACCGCAATATAATCAATGTTTGCGTTCATAAGTGCCATAAAGAAGTTTGCACCATCTTGTTGGTCTTTCTTGCGATTTGGGAACTTTGGATGTGGTCTACGTTGTTCAATCGGTAGATGTTTATCCTCAGGATGATAATACCATTTTGCACCACTAGATGTCAAGTATGTACACGGTGGATGAGCAATCATTAAATCCCAATGGTCAACAAACACTGGATTACCACTTTGAGTAACACCACCTGCCTTGGCGATTACATCTAATGCATCACCCAAGAGATGCCACTCTGGATGTCCACCAGAGCACTCAACCAAGTCACAGCTATAGGCATTAAACCCAAGTTTTCTAAAGGCTGCACAAACGGTTTGAGACTCTTCGCATGCAATCAATACATTCATTAGAACTCAACCTCCTGTAAATCACAAGGCATAATAACAAAAGATGTTTCTCTAAGTGTGTCTAATGTCAAGTATTTGACACCATCTTTTTCCACAGCCATCTTATCCCATGTTTTATCATAAGAGTCGTCTACGAACAGGTCTTCAAAAGCAATAGCTAATGTTGTATTTTTTGTGACCTTAGCAGGTTCTTCGTATTCTACCTCTTCAATGTCTTCTGGCTCATAAATAAAACCAAGTCTTTTAACAGCACTCAGAGGTAGATAATTGATTCCCCCAACAGTAATAACATGTTCTGCCATTCTACCACAGCAATAATCGTTTTCCCCAAATAAGTTTTCAACTTTACATACTAGCATAATTATTCCCCCTGTTTCGGATACTTAACAACACGCACATTTAATTCTGGTGCGTACTTATTAATGTCTTCTCGTGTCTTTAACAATGCCTTACGACCTGTGGCATCGCACTCTGGATTATCAACAGCTAATGCGAATGTAATATCTCCATTATATCGCTTTTGCAACTCCCAGAGTAGACCGATTTGGTCTTTAGTCAAGCGACCACCAAGATACCCAACGCATGGTACACCTTGTTGATGTGCTGACATAACATCGAGATAACCCTCGGCAACATGCAGTACACCGTTTGGTTTTAACATTTTGATGGCTCGATGATAATTAAACAGCAGTTGACGTTTGATGAATACATCGTCTTCTCTTGTATTTTTATATTTTGGTTCATTGGTTTCTTCGAGTCGTCTCTTGGAGAATCCAACGATACGACCATAGGCATCTTGAATTGGGATTACAATCCCAGAAGATTGCACACCCAAGAAACCACCAGCATCATAGCCAATCAAGAACTCGTCTAGGACTGCATCATTGATACCTCGCTTGATATTCATGTATTCACGAACGGCATCAACGGCTTTATGATACTTCATGGCAACCTTAGTGTTTTGACCTACGATGCTTTTCTGTTTCTGATACGTTGGGTCGTCTGTAGATACCTCGTATTTTTCTGCCAAGGCTTCAACCGCTTGATAGAACGGAAGACCCTCTACTTCTGCATAGAAACCAATGGCATCACCAGATGAGCCACATCGGTGACAATAGTATCGGTCACCCAAGATACAGAACTCTGTTGGGTTATCCCCATGACAAATAGGACATGTTCCTCGTGGCACTTTACCGCCATTTCGTGATAACGTGGTGTATTCTTCCACGAGTTCTTGTATATCGATTTTATACTTTAGTGTTGAGATTGTGTTCATACCAACTGTATTCCTCCTGTAGTTTTTTAATCAAAGTATTCATCTCATAATCTATTGTATCATCAAAACAACACTTTAGCAAGTATAATGTGTTAACTAGTTCTCTCACAGGGACAGGCTTATTGTCTCTGACTTCTATAAGCGGTAGATACTCACTAATCGGTTCAACGTGTGTAATGAATTTTGGGTTTACCGAACAGTTGCGAACCACTCGTTCACGGTCAACCAAATACAGTTCTTCAAATGGACTGTATGGGTTTTCCACATGCTCTAACACACTCAATAATTGTTGATACGATGTTTCAATACTACGGACAATCTCATCAGCATTATCAAAAGAACCTTTGATGGTTGCTCTGCGTTTATTGATAAATTGAGACACAGGCATTTGTTTATGTGTCATAGCAGACTTTTCACTAAGATAACAAAAGTCTTTATGTCTAAGGGATGTTAAGTACTCTCCATTAGATAGAATTAATAAACCGTCATTTGTTGGTTGTATTGTTTGATACCCATGTTCATAAATTAGCTCCATCAACTTTATTAAATTCTTTCGTATATCCAGTGAATACAATAAATGAAAGTATCTCAAGTTGTTTTCAATCTTCATGTTACCCCCAATAGTTTAAATCTGACATTTCCCATATCTCAAGCTCTGTCTCTGGATGTGGCTTGCGAATAATAAATATAAACGTCTCGTTCTTCATGTAGTCAAAGATAAACAAATATGAACGCTTATCTCTTTGATATGAGCCAAAGCCAATATGTTCGATATTCCAATTTCGTGCAAAAGGGTTTTGTTCTTCTTCAAATACAACCCTGAGTGCATTACCGACTAACTGATAATCAAATTGTTTATGAGTATCTGCAATAGAGTCTAATTGGAGAAACACTTCTTCTTTATCTGCTGTTTTTAGCTTGGCTAGATATTTGTGACTATTAAGTCTAGTGAAGAATGTATTCATGTTTATGTCTTCAATTTTTCTCTTTGGCGTTGGTTTCTTTTTGTTAACAACCAAGAACCCTAGTTGGTTAACTCTACGCATTGTCGTCTAACCATTTCTTAATGTCAAACTGTTTACGTTCTCTAACGGTTGTGTTTGTATTAGCTTTTGCGAATTGAACTGCATTTAACTCGTTTGCCTTAATGAACAAGTCGGTTAAAGACATCTCTTTATATTCCAACGAGTTCATATATTTATGTAACTTCAACATAGAGTTTTCGTCAATCTGCATAAAGAATGAGCGAACTTTAAAGAACTCAGATGTTGGTTTGTTATTCTTGAACGCACCATTTTTGGTACACTTTTTAAAGTATTGCATGGCAAGTGTCCATGCTTTTTTCTTTGGTTCTTGTTTTTCAAAGTCGGTTGCCATGGTGTTCCTCCTGTCGGTTAAATGGTTTGTTTCTGACTTATTGTACCATCATTATAGCATACCTGTATTGCCAAGTCAAGGAAGTTTTTGTCTGACTAAGAAAAATACAATCGGCTTGCCGATTATTGCGAAGCAATTCATATGGTTTTTCGTGTATCTTATGTTATTCGAACGTAGTGAGAATACATAAGATACCAAACAAGTATTCCACTACTGTATGAAAACCTTAAGTAGAAAAACAGAGAGTGAAAACATATGTATGGGGAACAGCAGTTTTAAGACCAAAGTATTAATAACCAAGGTATGAACAACCAATGTATTCCATACCAATGTTTTAATCCAAAGGTATTCATACACAAGTATACTTATGTATTAATACACAGGTATATTCTTATGTATTAATACATAGGTTTGATAGGGTATCACAAAAGTCTAAATTTGTCAAGGATAAATATCACACTTTTACACAAAATTTTAGACAAAAATACAACATTATTTGAACGCCAAAATACCCAAGCCGTATTTGACTTGGGTTGATTTTGGTTCTCAATATTTGGTTTTAATTAAAATGGAATGTCTTCAGAGTTATCAAATGTTTCTGCCATTGGAGAGCCACCAAAGGATTGAACACTATCGGATGCAGAACCACCGAACGCACCACCAGAGCCACCTGTGATTAAGTCGATGATTTGAATACCCTTGAGTTTGAGTGACACACCGTACATCGTTGGTGTTTCATACGGTCTTGCACCGAGCCACAAAGCAACTTTAGAGCCTTTCCAAATTTGTGTTTTGGTGTCCATTGGTTTTTTATTACCATCGACTAATTGGATGATGTTCTCATGAACTTGACCGTTTTTGTCAGTAAACTCAGTCTTAGTAGTCGCCTTGAGTTGCCATCCGTACTGTTTGGATTTAGTCAATGGGAACTTAGGTCTATCAACCTCTTTTTCTTCGTCTACACGAGAGTCATGGGTTTCAGATTGCTCCCAGATGTCCATCAACTGTTGTTGTAACGCTTTGGCATCTGTATCATCCAGTTTAATTGTAATGGTATATTTGTTTTGACCCATGTAGTCGTCAACGACACCATTAATCTTACAGAATACAGACTCACCAACAGGAGTCACAACATCCACGATTTTTTCGTTTACTTTTGCCATATGCTTTTGTTCCTTTCCATGCGGAAAAATACTTTTGAAGTTCAATCAACTTCACTTGCAATTATACACCACTTGTGATATAATGTCAATAACGAATAAAAATGTTTTCAAACAGGAGGTAAAAATATGGCAGACAACTTTATTCACTTGCATCTGCACTCACAGTTTTCAAACTATGGGATGAAAGATGCAATTAGTTCTGTGGATGGCATCATTAAGCGTGTACACGAACTTGGACAACGAGGGTTTGCACTTACAGACCATAACGGTTGTTCAGGCTTGATTGATACATATGTGCATCTACAGAAATACAACAAGAAACATGGCACAGATTTGAAACTTGTGATGGGGTCTGAGTTATATTATACATATGACGTACACATCAAAGATAAGTCATATAATCATATCTTGTTTCTTGCGAAAAATCAAGTCGGACTTGAGAACTTATTTAAGCTAACAAGTGAAGCTCATAAACACTATTATTACAAGTCAAGATGTGACCTAGAGTTGATACGCAAATATTCACAGGGTTTAATCTGTACATCGGCATGCATGGGTGGATGGCTTAAGGGTGATAACCGTGAGTCTTTAATTCCGCAGTTCAAAGACATTTTTGGTGACGACTTATATTTTGAAATCCATACATATCAACATGAAGACCAAAAGCGTTTTAATGCAATGGTTGCAGAAATGGGTGCAAAATATGATGTACCATTGATTGCCGCTTGTGACTCTCATTATGTGTATGAAGAAGATTACGCTTTACATAAGGCGTTTCGTGGTCGTTCACAAGATGATGATGAAGACCAATACTATGCAAGCAATGACTTCTTTATTCAATCGGAAGCACAGGTGTTTGACCGTCTATATCCACAATTTGGTGTTGATATGGTTGAAGACATGGTGAAGAACACCAATATTATTTTTGACACATGTAATACACAGGTTGATTTCAACTTGGATGTCTATCCAAAGTATGTTAAAGATGGCGATGTCAAACCTGTATTTCTTAATGCGTTGAGACAGGGGTATAAACAAAAGATTTTAAATCAGGTAACACCAGAATTTAAAAAGCGTGTTGACGAACGTGTTCCACATGAGATTGATATTTTGGAGCAAGTTGGATACATGGACTATCTGTTGATTACCAAAGATATTCTCGATGCTTGTCGTGAACGTGATATTCCAGTTGGACATGGTCGTGGTTCGGTCGGAGGATGTGAGTGTGCATATTTACTCGATATTACATCTTTGGATGCTATTACAAACAACTTGTATTTTGAACGGTTTGCAAACCCCAATCGTGTATCACCCCCAGACGTTGACAACGATTGCTCTAAGGTAAGACGAGGAGAAGTTATTCAATATCTTGAAGAAAAATACAAATATGTCTATCAATGTCGTACATTTTCATACATGAAAGCATCTGGAGCATTAAAAGAAGCTGCACGATGTCTAGGCGTAGACCATACTATTGCAGATGCCTATTCAAAGAAAATCAAGGATGTATCTTTTGACGATGATGAAGATTTCCATGATAACGACCTTGAGTATGCAAAACTTGATTATGTAAATGATGGTAAACATCAAGAGATGTTTGCTCTAGCAAAGCAATTAGTAGGTATTATGACTGGCTTTGGGAAACACGCATCGGCAGTCATTGTTTCAAACCAAGATATTACCAAGTATTGCTCACTAGAGATGCAAAAGAACTCACAAACTAAAGAAGAAACCTTTGTGGCATCCACAAACTTTAAACATTTAGAGTCTATGGGTTTTCTAAAAGAGGATATTCTTGGTCTTAGAACCTTGGATGTAATCAATGATTGTGTAACGATGGCTGGTGTCAAAAACAGTCTTGACTTGGCAAAATTACCTTGGGATGATAAACCTACGTTAGACTTGCTGTGTAAAGGTGATACACTTGGAGTATTCCAAATGAAATCACAAGGAATGGTAAGAACTCTTAAAAGTATTGCCCCAAAGAACTTTGTCGATTTAATCGCTGTGGTTGCCTTGTATAGACCAGCGTGTATTTTAACAGGCATGTTAGATGAGTATATTGAACGCCGTAATGGTAAGCCGTTTGAGTACTTAGATGAACGGTTAAAAGAACCATTAGGTGAAACATATGGTATCATGGTGTTCCAAGAACAAATTATGCGTGTGTGTCAGATTATCGCTGGATATTCAATGGCGGAAGCAGATACGGTAAGACGTGCGGTTGGTAAAAAAGACCACGATTTAATGCAAGAGATTACGGCGGAATTTGTTGACCGTGCGGTTGCGAATGGTACAGATAAAGATGTGGCGAAACAAATTTTAGACATGATTATTGCAGCCGCAAGCTATGGATTTAATAAGGCTCATTCTCAGTCTTATGGCTACATGGCATACATAACGGCATACTTAAAGGCTCACTATCCGTTGGAATTTTATGTTGCAACCATCAATTCCGAGGATGGCAATCAAGAGAAAATCTTGCCGTACATCCAAGAGATGCAACGTAAGGGCATCAAGATATTACCACCTGATTTACGCCACAGTCAACGTGAATGGACAGTCGAAGATGGTTCTGTGCGTGTCGGTCTTGCATACATCAAAGGTATCAATAAGATTGAAAAACCACAAGAATACACAATAGATGCCATCTTTAGTAAATACACTAAGTTACAACTACAGGGTTTAGTCGGAAGTGGTGCATTAGATTTCTTGGGTGATACTCATGAACTCATGGCGTTAATCCCAGAGTATAAGTCTTACGATAAAGACCGCAAGAACGCATTGGATAAAATACATGAGTGGCAATCCAAGTTACAACAGCATGAAGACATCATGTATACAAACGATGGTTTGTTTTCTGACAAGGAATTAAAATCCTTGGATAAAAAGAAACAGAACATCGAAAAGAAAATCCAAGAATGGACAGACAAGTATAACTCTATAATGCTCATAGAACGCCCAAATTTGAGCTCTAAGGTGCCTGTGGTATCTCTTAGGTATGAATACCTTGGGTGCACTTTTGAAGACCCTCTGGGGGCATATAACACGAATTTGGCAAACGGTCGTGATGTCAAGGCGATTATTGTGTCTGATTTCAAACAAAAGACAACCAAGGCAGGCAAACCTATGGCTTACGTGTTTGACCATGTCGGTAACAAATATGTTATGTGGTCGAATTACTTGGTTAAGTTACAGGTCGGTACAGGATATTATATCCAAGTGCGTGGCGACACAATCACAAAGGTTAAGCCATTGGAATTAAAACAAAATAACGCTTAAAACGCAAAAAATGGGGAGTATACCAATTACGGTATACTCCCCATTTGTATTATGTAGAATATTTAGTAGACAATATCGGACATCCACTCTTGTCCGCTAGAGAGATGAAGAAGACCACCTCCGCTAACCCTTGGCGATTTTGTACACAAGGGCAGTTCCAAGAACAATGTTTAAAATTTTACTGTTGCGGTTCTGTTGTTGTGCTTTCTTGATTATCTCTTTTTGCTGATTCAAGTATATTTCTGCTTTCTCTAATGATAGCCTTTGCTCTTGCAGCATCTGTTCTTGCTGCCTTAACGAGTTCTGTGCTTCTATCAATAGCTGCCGCTGTTCCTCTAGTTGCTTCAAGGCTTCGAGTAACGCTTGTTGTGACTCGTTCGTTGACATCTTGGCTATGTTCAACTGCTGTTCTAATTCGTTGATTGTATTCAACTGACTGTCTATTGTATTCTCCAGCGTGTCGAAGTTCTTCATTAGCACGTTGTATTGGCTTTGTGTCAATACGACTGTCTGCTCTGATGTAGCTCCAGATACAGATGGCACACATAAGAATAATCCCAAGAATAATAATACCGTTACGCTTTGGATTCGACATAATGTATGTTCTAATATTTTCATTCATCGTATCTCCTGTGGTTGAGGTGGCACAAGTGTGCCACGCTCGTATTCAAGGTTCTCTAATGTTGAAATCTTTTGTTTTAACGACTCTCTTTCTTGCTTTGTCACTTGCAGTTGTATTCGTGTGACTTGCAACTCTTGTTCAGTTTCTTGTAATTGTTTCTCGTGTGTATGTATACCACTAAACAGTAGATACACACACACGAATAAACCAATTAAACATATCGAAAAAACCGTACCAACCGTTTTCCATAATGGTGGTTTTGCAATATGGTATCTCATAGGCTAATACCCCATTCATTACTGGCGATGAATCGTGCGTTACCACGGATTTGGTCTCCACCAGACCATGGTTGTTCGTTCTCACGCAATACCCATAAATCCCATCGTTCGCATGTTGAGTCTGGCCCATAGGTATTATTTGGGTATGGTGTTGGGTCGTTATAATACAAGTCCATACCATCTTTATTATCTGCGGCTTCAGCATGTGTCATTACGTGCTGGATGTCTAAAGGAATACCGATTTGGACACATAATAGTGCCACCAACCAACTGAGGGCATAGATTTGTTTTTCAGTCGGTGGTTCTGTACCCATGTTTGTTGGATTAATAGCATCGAAACAACCGTTCAAAGTGATACCGATTGCACGACCGTTTCGCATATATGTATGGTCTCGGTGTTCCGTAAAGTCGTCAACATCGGTATACATGTTGCCATCTTTGTCGATACAGATGTGGTATTTATCGGTATGACTTTGGTTGTAATGACCAGCAGACCAGTGCAAGTAGATGTGGTCGATATAGCCTTGTGCATTTGTTGCCATCTCCATTAATTCGTCTTTTGTTAATTGTCTCATTTCGTATCACCCATTTCATTACTAGTTATAACATTATTTTGTTGTGGCTGTCTTGCGTGTGCTTTTGCATCTAATTCGTCTGACTCACCATTACCGTCTGAGTCAATTAAAGCAACACCGTACGCAAGAAGTCCTGTTACAGTTTGTGTAGAGAAGATAACGGAAACAAACAATCGCAGTTCCGTTAAGAGAGACACGAGAATATTTACGTTTAGTCCGATGTGCATCGCATAGATTGCATATAACCATACAATCAAGTAAATGAATATCGGAACAAAACTGGTTGTAATTACAAATTTTACGAATTGTAGAGAACGAATATTCCCATGGGTTTCTCTCAATCGACCCCAGTATTCCTTGGCTTTAGAAAATATTGTGTCCATTGATTACCTCCGAGAGTATTCTTCCAAGGCATCAATGCGTTGTCCAATATGTTTTATATCACTTTCCATTCCACTAAGTTTGATGGACATGTTGTATCGGTCAGCACGACCTGCTTCAATGTCTTTCAAGATAGCGGCAATAGTTGTGCTTAAATTGTCAATAGAGACTTTTAATGGGGAAATAATCATGACTTTAAAAACAAAGCCAATGAAACTTCCAACAAACACAAGTATGCCACATATCAAAGAAATCATTGTTAATAGTTCCATTGATTGCCTTTCTTATTAAAAAATAAAGGGAGACGGTAGTGTCTCCCATGTTGTATTATAAGCTGTCAGAGGATTCTAAAATTGTATTGTTTCTATATCTGTAGATAACGTAGTATGGAGTTTGTTTTACAAAGAATACATTAGAAGTGCCAACTTGTAAAGCCTTTCCAATATAGTCTTTTGATTTGTTATCAGATGTAGATACTTGACTAAAGAACCTTTCTTCGTCTCGTCCATATCCTTGTGCCTGATAATAAGAGAAATCTAATTTAAGATTAACCCCATGTCCAATGCCTTTAGCAATATTTTGGAAAGATGAGTTAGAATAAGGAGTCCACATTTGGCTAGTGAGTGCATCATCTATGATTAAGGTGTCAATATCGCTAACCTTAGTCTTAACATAGTTTTTGATTTTTTGGAACTCACTTTGACCAAGCGTTGGTTGATTGTTTTTGTCGCCAACATGATTCAACTCAACAACTTTATTGTTGTAGATTGAAACACTTACTTTGTCGCTACCACCTAAGCTGAGCTCTTTTGTCTCAACTAAAGAGCCTTTATCAAATACAGCGTTTAAATTACCAAAGGCAATACTAATATCTGAAATGTGATTATCAAGATACCCAAAATATCCAGCCGTATATGAGTCTCCAGCATTAGAGCTTGAAACAGATACATTTGCAAGTCCATCTGAATTAAATTCAACAGTTTTATTATCAATTTTTACTTTAAAGTGTGGTTCGCCACTAAGAGTAAAGTTTGGATTTCCAACTAATAATGTTGACTGTAAAGCTATTGGTTTATAATTTGTTCGTGGCATTGGTTTGCCCCAGTTAGAAATAACTGCTGAGAGAACAGAGTCAACAGTAGAGTCGTCACACCAAATGTTATTCTCCAACAGTTTATTTCGTGCTTGTTCCGCTGTAGATGGTTTACCACCTCTTAAGCTGTCAAGCCATTCTCGTTCAGTACCAACGAATCCATTACGGACTGCCACACGGTATGCATCATCGCCGTCACGACCATCATGACCATCTGTGCCGTCACGACCAGCCTTACCCTCAAAGTTTGGGATAGCAACATTGACCTGTATAGGGTCAACCAAAGAAATTTTTGTAATAGTATCGTCTGCCATAGTTTATCTCCTGTAAAAAAAATTAATGCATAGAAATGTCATGGATAATCTCGATGTCACCCATACAAACTTTATAGGACTTATTATCTTTAAGAAGAAACACATCATATTTACCCTTGCGTATTCGTTCATCAATACCAAGAGTTACGTCATATCCAATTTGTACCAAGACTTGATTGCCACTAATCGAACACATTGCCGTGCACAAGACATTATTTTTCATGTCTCTAATTTTGCATACCGCAGATGCATCGTCTAGTGTAAAATCAGGGTTTTGACTGTTGATGATATACAGACGTTCCCAATCAGCACCAGTATGTAATGTCTCAGGTACATCAATCACATAGTTGATATTAATCACCTGCCTTTATTAGACTTAATACCACAGTTATCCACCCAGATATTGTATGCTCAAATGATGTGCTGTTGTTTTTACAATAGGCAATACCATCTGAGTTGATACCAACGAGATAATCAGAGCCACGATACAATGGAAACTCTGGAGCTTTAACAATCGCACCAACATTTGGAGAATTAAATCTGTCGTCTGCCATTTGAAATGATACGATTGTTGCTCTATATTTAGAACTTGGGTATTCTTCCGTATAAACGGCATCCCCATGCTTAATCCTGAAGATTAATGCCTGAGAAGAACCACCTGTGTTGTCTGACGGTTCTACAGGATTAATCTCAGGTGTTTCAATCACATAGGGTTTAATCTCGCCGTTTACCAACTGAATTTCCCATGTGTTATAGAACTGTTCGGTTTCAATAGCTGTTGTTCCATCAATGTGTACTTCAATTGGTGAAGAACACACGCATAAACCTGTATTGTTGTCGAATATATAAAACATATGTTGTTACCCTTTCTTGCCAATCACGAGGACATAAAGAACACCTAAAGCAATCCAATCTGTATCTCTGTCGCCACGATTACTGTAGTGTGTAGTCGTTGTCCAAGTGCTTTGGCAAACCGCTCTTCTATTTTGTAAACCAATAATGGTACTTAAATCTTTAGCACCATATTGGGAGTAAACCCATGGTTGTTGCCCTTGTAGATATATAGTACACCAGTTTATTTTTCTGTTTTGTGCAGCATCGTATCGTTTACGACCATCGTAATCACCAGCATTACTATTGTATTTTTCTGTAATGTTATACCCAATTGGTACATATATACACTCGTTGACACTATAATTGCCAATCGGTGGTACATCTTGACCGTGAGCCACAGTAAGAATTGCATAGTCAATATTCTTGACTTTAAATCCAGCGTTTATAATCGAGTCAGCACTAATAGTTGAGCCTGTGATATTAGCACCACGGATATTACCATCTGGGTCTACAGAGAATGTTCCATTGTCATTCTTGATTGTAGAACTTACGATTGTACCACTATGGACATTTCCTAGGTTTGCACTAATGGCACTAAGGGAGTCAGCTTTGATTTTGTCAGCGGTTACTGCATTAGCTTGTAACATCTTATCGGTAATAATATTATCGTCAAACTTGGCTTTGCCTGTAACGTGTAACAATCGACCATCAATCAATGTGCCTGCGGAAGACAAATTAATTTTCGACACTAGCTTGTCGCCTGTCAAGTTTTCTTCAACTTTTAGTTGAATAGCACTAGCAGTTTGTGTCAATTGAGAAGACATCTCACTTTTAGCATCGTCAATCTTCTTTTGTACACTTGAGGAGATACCATCCACAGTCTGAACCATTTGTGTCACACGACCATCAATAGCGTTAACTTGAGTTAAAATCCCATTTTTAGACTGTGTGATTTCAGACCGTAAAGTATTTTCTGTGTTTGAAATCTTGGTTGTATTTGCGGTTACATCATTTTTAATGCCATCCACTTTATCACTAAGGTTAGACATAAAATCTTCAATCGTGGTTAAGCCAAGAGCTTCTCTATCGAGCATCTCTGCATCAATAGTCGCTTTTACTTGAACTGTTTGTTCAGGAGAAAATTCTCCAAGTCCAAAGTAATCTTCAAAAGCAACAGACACGTTATATAAACCACCATCGCTATTGTATACAAACAGGGGTTCTTTAGTTCTGTAGTCTGTACTGTCAATACGAACAACGGCTTCGCAACCTTTTGGAATCGCATTGTAGTTTACTCTAAAGGATTGCAAGAATGATTTAATCGTTACAGATGGAGCGGTTGGTTTCGGTAGATTATACCCATACTTAGTAGGAGCACTATAGACTTCCTCTGAGTTAACTGCGTAGACCCAAACAGTACCATTCCGACCAATTCGGCTTAAGTCAATTTCTCCGCTGATTTCCGATGTCATTAGCAATAGATTATCTGTAGACAAAGAATCAGACGAACGTACTTCATATCGGTCTATATCTGCGGTTGTCACACGTTTCCATGAGATGGTTGCATTTTCCTTAGTAAAACGAATCACAACATTCTCTGGGGCAGATGGGTTACCAACCTTAGGAACAATCGTATGAGTGTATGTTACCATAGACTCTTCATGTGGCAACTCTTTAGAATCATACGGTATAATCCTGAAATTAACTTTGTCATTTTTCTTGAGTCCAATCACAGGCATAATACCATGACTAATACCATAGACTTTCCAATCACCAAGTACACCATCACGTTCAATCTGAACTGAGACCTGTGAATATCCATAATTGATGTCGTTTGGTTCTGTAAACACAAGCATAGCATCATATGTTGGGATACCATTAACTTTTTGTCTATAGACTTGTTCAACAGATACATTCTCTACAGGCTTTACAGTTTCAGGTGTTAAATTAATCTCTTTAGAATTATTACCTGTAGGAGCGAATACTTTAAGAGATGCACCAAAGGCATCGTCATAAATTGATGGGTTATATTGTTTAGCAGAAATCTCAAACGTACCATCTTCTTCTTTCATTTCAACGATACGTACTTGTTGATTTTCAAACAAAGTTTGTTTTTCGCCATTTTCATCAATGTATGTTTTTGTGACTGTTACAACATCTCCAGCTTCAAGGTGAGATGCCATAAGACCTGTCTTAAATGTTACTGTAATTGGACACAAGCGAATAATATCTCGTGCGATTTTCCCAAGTCGTAAACATTGGGTTTGTCTGCGGACACCCTTGAACTCAATGTCTTGCTCTACAGGACGACCAATGCCAATCGGTGGTGGTAATTGGTTTGTTGCATCTTCAACGATTAATTTAACAGCAGTATAATCCAATGCAGGTTCCACATAAGTTAAATTAAACTTGTTTGGACTTTGTTCGATGGATGCACCTTTGTAAGATAACGAGTTTTCAACGATATTATCATCATTAAATGCATACACAGGTGTTTCCAATCGCTCACACCGTAGTTTGATTTTATTGTTTGAGAATACAACAAAACCAAGGAATGAATTTAAGATTGACTGCATGTTTTCTAAATGAGATTTTGTTTCATTAAGAATTATATCAAGCTCATATCGTTTTTCTGATTTCTTTACACCGTATGGGTCGTTATATGTAATTACTTCGTCACAATAATTTGCAACATCTGTGAACGACTCCATATCAAGAACCTCTGGTGTAATGTATTTACCAGCACCATAGACATCATTTGTTAAGTAATCATACAAGCATACCGCTGGGTTTTTAGAATACTCAGTTTTGCCTGTACGCCAATCATATACCTTGCGACCACGCACAATAGCCGTAATCGTTGGATTGCCTGCACCCATTTTATCGGTATAACGTAAGTCTGCAACCATATAGGCAATATTTGGATAACCACCTGTTGTTTTGTAAGTCGATGGAGCTTCCGCATCGTGTTTCCCATCGTATAATACAACAGTACTTTCTTTGGCATCTTGCTCACCGTTTGTTGTAAAGAAAACGTCCTTTTTATAACAAGGTAGAATATCTGTTGTTTGTATCTTGTTCGGTGAATCTTGACAAATTACAGGGTCTACAAGTTCCCATCCGTCTTTTTGTAAGTCGGATAAATATGTATCACCCAAGATAATCTGATAGACTTTACCAAACGTATTACACGCAAGAGAATACTTATCGTCAATCTTAGTATTATCTTCTGTTAAGAAAATGTATGTTTCTTTGCCGTTTGCTTTGAGTACCAACTTAGGGTATTTATTAAAGTCTTTATAGTCAATATCGTCTTGATAAATGGATTGTTGTGATGTAGATGGTAATTGTACTAGACCTCTAAAGCCTTTAGACGGTGCAGAACCGCCTGTGATTTGAGCGGTTGCATCTTGCCATTTATTATTACGGATGCCAAATATATTGACTTTCTTAGATACAGAACCATTGTTTTTAATCGGTAGTAAATATCCGTTGGCAGTTGCACCGAAGAAGCCATCAATTTCACCCTCACCAACAATTACATGTTTCAGCAACTTACGACCGTCAACATCCATGTGGTGATATGTTTGTAAACCACCAGCCTTAGATTGACCGTAAATAATTGGGATTGTACCCTCAGATGTTACTTGGTTATTTTTAGAGTCAAACGTAGACTCTGGTGTGTTGTTCTTTTGTTTATCAAATAGACCACCAATAGCAGAACCAAGAGAGAGACCGTACATGGCTGCGGTAAATGCTTTCATCGTCCCTAGGAACGCCCATGAGCCAGCACCAAAACCAAAGGCAATACCGACAGCAATCCCAAGGAATTTACCGACACGACCTTTACCGCCTTTACCTCCGCTTTTACCCATATGTCACCTGCTTTCTAAGTTCTTACAGTAAATTCAAACGGTACGGACAAGAACCCTGCATATCGTTTTTGGTTATTATGTCTTTTACAGTCAGATGGTGTTTTGTCACAACCTGCTTGTATCGTACATTGTTTGTTTAATAAAAAGTTTGTCGCCTGTAATAGCGGATATTCTAACTTAATAGTCTTATTAGTAATAAAACCAACGATTTTTCTTGCTTCGCCCTCAACGATTAATATACCGTTGGTATAATCTTGTTCTGACACCACAGCATTTAACGTGACTTCATATCCGTTATTGGTTTGCTGAATGTTTGTAATCGTTGGCGTCATTGTCTTAACAACGGCTTTACATGATGCATCGCCGAATACAGATGTACAAGAATATTGTGTTCTACGACCACCACGCACATTCGGAACATCGCTTGTGACTGTTACCTTGAATATACCATCATTAGATAGTTCAGGTGAGTCAACTCTACCCATGAACACAGGTTTAACCAATCGGTTGTTCGCAAGAGACTCAGGATATAAAATCCTGTAGATATAGATGCGACTACCTGTGAATGGTATGCCTTTGAACAACAGTTGAGTAAACTTATCAGTAGCATTAGAGATTTCTAAATCGCATGAGTCGATAGAACTGTCAACGGTTTTATTGATTTCACCTCGGCGTATCGGTAACGCCAAGTATGTATGACCGTTGAATTGTATATTTATATCACATGAACATAAATATAATGTCATGTTAGGGATATGCACTTCGTATAATTCGATGTCAAACACCGAACCGCTTTCCAAAGCATCACGAAATGCAACAGGTAGATTAATCATACATCCTCCTGTTAGATTACTTTTTCAATTTGTACGCTTGCCGTAAAACCAACGGCATTACCGTGTGTGCCATTCTCGATTGTAAAGTCTCGTAGCACTTTTAGATTGAACTCGTTGGTTGCAAAACGGCAGATTTGTTCTTTACCAAACTCATCGGTAAACACAAAATGCCTTGTGTTACCACCAACAGTTTCGCAAAAGTCTTCAAATATCTTTTGTTGTTCAGTTGTTCCTCGTAACGAGATATTCCAAGTTCTCATAGGTGTGACCGCATTTTGTCTCACTTGTTTTTTACCACTTGCGAATACAACTTCTTGTGTTGCGAACTTGAGACCTTTTTCAACCTCAAATATATACGGCAAAGGAAACTTAGGTAAATTAGCCATTAGTTATTCCTTTCTTGACGGAAACCACAATAGAACAATGGTTGCCAATAACTGCGTTTAAAGACAGCAGATAACGACTTGTCGGTGATACATGGAACTTGCATCGCCAGTATTTGTCCATTTTGTAGATAAATTCCTGTATGTAAATCGCCATCGACATTGAATACGACAACATCTCCATGCTGAAGATTATCAACATCTCTGACCTTATCAAAGTATTTTAATAAGTATCGTAAGAGACGCATTTGATGGTTCTTGTGAAAATCTTCACACGACACAGGGTCTTTCTTTCCATCATCAAAACAATGTGTATATCCATGGTCTTTATACCACATTCTGCATATATCTGCACAATGGTATTGACCCTTGGTTTTGTCAAAGCCATATTTCAACCCAAGGTATTTCGTAATGTCTTCCATATGACCTCCAAAGTAAAAACAATAGAGGGGTATTTACCCCTCTATCTATAGTATCAAACATTCGACTTTTGTAACATGATTTTATGATTGTTTTAATTTTCCCAATGCAATGAGTTTTTGGTATTTAGCCAAGAAGTCTTGGTCTGAAATCGTTTGTTTGACAAACACAGGTTGAGCAATAGACTCTTTAGTACCAGAACCACCGTTTGCCATGTAGTTCATGCCCTTAGTCATAGCATTTGTATTAGCAACCATTTGGTTCATCAAGCGGTCTTGTCTCTTGGTTGCATCCGACATCGCACCATGCTTTGTTTCCTCGTGTTGCCACTTAGGTTCGATACCACTTGTTACACCGACCCCAAGGTCTTTTGCCGCTTGATTAAGTAATTGACGACCTCGTGCTTTATCTGAGGTAGGAATAATCCATTCTTTTTTATCACCCTCGCCAACACGAACTAATTGGTCTTTATCAACAGAACCGCCACCAGCGAATTTTAACAAGCCAAACTGTTTAGCAAAACCCATGACAGTACTAAGTGTACCCATCCATTTGTTATTGCCACCACCAGCAATCTTCATGCCAGCATTGATATATTGAGATACATCGGTTTTACCGTCTTTATCTATGGTGTTCTCTGGCAAGTCTACCTTGGATGCATCGCCTTGGACATTACCATAGATTACCGCATCGGTAAATGTCGCTTGTTGCCAAGCAGTACCGTTTTGTGTATTAGCCATGAATGTCTCAAAGTTTTTATCAAGGTTTCGTGTCGATTGAGCAGTCAACATTTGTTGGTTTAGACTTTCGTCAATACCACCAATGTTTTTACCATCTTTACCATCTAGCGATGGATTAACACCCTTTTGATAGTTCTTGTCAAACCGTCTCAATAGATTTTGGAATAAACCACCGTTGCCATCTTGAATTTTAAACAGCATTTTCAAGGCATCTTCGGCAAGTTGTTTCCACAAGTCTTTCCACACATCTTTAAACTTTTTACCCTCAAAGATTAACCCATGTAGTACATCGTGTGTTTGTTGCTTGATGTTTTTATTGAGTGCATTGCCTGTTTTCTTAATTTGTGACTCAAGTTTTTTAAGCTCAATGCCTGCCTTACGGATGTCAGCTTCAGTATATTCAGAGTCACCACGCTTAAAGGCTGCAACCATATCTTGATATTTTTTGACCTTGATGGTATACTCTTCAACCAAACGGTTTACACTTCTAAGGTCAGACACCCAGAAGTTTTCAGATGTTCCTGCAATATCACGGTCTAAATCTTCGTTCTCATGACGGTCTTTCATCATTTGAACGGCTTCGTCATAGTCTTTGTCACGGTATTTATCTTGAAGACGATGAGTCATAGTAGCTTCGTATTTCTTCATGGTTTCTTGAAGACTCTTGACATCCGCTTGCGGATTGAGTTTTAATAACTCATCAATCTCTTTTTGCATACTCTTGATTTTTTCAGTCAATGATGCTGTCTCTTTTGCAAAATCAGCTTGCTCTTTTGGTTTCATGGCGTTTTCCATTTCAAGCTGTTCTTTGGCAAGTTTTAAAGCAATGTTTTCAACTTTCTTTTGTTTTTCAATGAGTTTGTTCGCACGATTGTCAGCAGTTTTATCCTCATCGCCATAACCATTGTTTGCAAGGGCACGAGCCTTTTGTTGTCGTACCCAGTTATGCTCTTGAGAAGAGCGTTCAACATATTCATCAAAGTATGATGCATATTCTTCTGGTGTACCATTGACAGAACTTTGAAGAACCTTTTGCCAATTTCCTTTTTCTTTGTGTTGCAATTCATATACAAGGAACGCAAGTTGTGTTTCAAAGGCAGTATAATCAGACTGATTATCTCTTGCAAACTGCTTCAAGTCTTCTAATCGGTCACCTTGCCATTGAGCAATACCATAAGCACCTGTACCGTCTTCCGCCCATGGTCTAATGTCATCAAAAGATTCTACTTGTAAGTTGCCTACAATACCATATGCTTGGTTAACAGAGAATCCTTGTTTAATCAAGAAGTCAATAGCTGCACCAACCCTTGTTTCTGCCAAAGGGTTTTTTTGTTTTTTACTTGAGGACTTGCCTTTTTTACCCTTAGATTCGTCACCTGCTCCATCTGGTAGTTCGCTACGAGCATAATCACCTGTGTTGCCACCGCCAATAGCACCGCCACCAGAATGACCTGAGTTTGCAGTCATATTTAATTCATTAAGTTTTTCCGCTTGTTCAACCCTAATATTAGCGATTGCTCGTGCATTAAGTTTTGCGATACTATCTTGAGCTTCATCTTGCCATTGTTTAGCCATTGATAAAGACTCTTGAGAGATATTCATTTGGTGTTCGGTTTCAGCCATGCGGTTTTCAAACGCTTGTGCACCTTGTAGGTCTCCCTCTGCTCTTCTTGCTTCGGCTTCAGCTTTATCTTCTTCAAGTTGTTTCTTGAGGTCTTCAATCCGTGCGTTTGCACGTTTTTCTTTCCACTCACCAATGATTTGTAACAGCTTAGCATAAGCCATTTGAGCAAGACCAACCCAGCCGATATACTCTTTTAATATCGCCATCCGTCTAATCCAGCTAGTCTCCTCGCTTTTAAGAGAGTCGATATTAGCATTAGTTGCCGCTCTTAATTGATTCGCAGTTTCAGCGATTGCTGCACGTTCGTCTTCAGCAGACTTTTGAAGTTCTTGTTTCTTGCGTGTAATCGCATCTTGTGCTCTTTGGCTTTGTTCCTCTGCACTATCTGCGGCAAGCACATATGCAGTCTCTTCTTCACCCAAAATAGCGATAAGTCCTTGTTCTGATTCTTGGACTTGGTTTTGTAAAGTGATTCGTTCCTGTTCAGATGTTGCTGTGTCTTTTATTTTTTCTTGTAATCGAGAATGAATCGTAATATATTGTTCCGCTACCCCTCTAGCTTCTTCCATTCGTGCGGCAGTCTCTTCATATTGTTGTGCTAGTTTTTGGTGTGCTGAATAGTCTTCATATAGAGACTTAGTTGTATCTTGTGATGCAGTATAAAGGTCAGATAATGTCTCTACTACCATGGCTACAATCATAATAATACCAAGCCATCCGCCAGCAAGTGCTTTTAAACCAGACCCAACACCTTTGATTGCACCGCTTGTTGTTGCCATAGCTCGACCAACGCCACTTGTTGCAACAGATGCTTCTTGTGCGGCAACAATATATCCATTTACATGAGTTGTAGCTTCAGTCCATAATCTTGAAACATTCTTAATTACTAATTGACTGACAGAACCCCATCTGCGTTGAGCAATTAATGCGGCAAGAGTTGCACCAGCTATAACATACATAGAAGATGGAATAGAGTCAAGCCATTTTAATAAACCCAATGTGACATCTAATGTGGCTTTAATTGCAGAACCAAGAGTATGACTGCTTGATGTCATTTTCTCCCATTGAGCAGAAATTTGTTTAAGTTTTGTCTCAATAGTATCTAATTGCATACCAACTTGAGCGTTTGTGAAACCCATAGAAGAAGACGATTGTTTTAATGCTTCAAGGTACTCATTTAAGTCCAACATGGCATCAGCTTTATTCCATTGCCATTTACCACCTGAGATAGCCTTTAAAAGACCCTCCATGGACTCTTTTGACCCTTGAGCTTTAATCATAAGGTCAAGCAATACATCATCAACTTTACGGAATGATTTTTCACCATTCTCTCCGACCTTATAAACTTCAATGCCAAAGTCTTGTAACGCAGAAATGGCTTTCTTTGAGTGGATAGAACCAAAGATAGACTTTAAGGCATTACCTATTTCACCGCCGTCTGCTTGTGTCTTTCTTGCCATAACGGCAACAAGTGCTTGTGCTGAATGGAATGACACGCCAACTTCTGCGGCAGATTGAGCCATACGCTTGTTCGCTTCAGATAATGTTTGTGCAGAAACCGTATAGTTGTGAGCCAATGCAGTCCATGAGTCAATAATACGGTTTGAAACGCTCATAGCATCATTTGCATTATGAATTTGGAAACCCCATTGCATAATTGAGGACTCAAGTGCTTTATTGGCAGAGACAATATCGAACGCATCGGCAACTGCAAGTTTGGTGGCTGCATCTGTTAATGCAAGAACTGTATTATTGTCTTTATATGCACGACCCCAAAGTTTTGCAGACTCAATCATTTCATGACTAGTTGTGCCATACTTAACGGCAAGACTTTGTAATTTACTTTGCATATCTTCAAGTTCATGCTTGAAATGTTCCGCTTCTTGCCCAGATAGTTGAAGACCATTCACCATATGTGATGGGTCAACTTCCATTAAACTTCGTGCAAAAGCATTTGTTTGACCTGTTCCATGTTTCATTACTTGGGCGAAACCAGCCATATCTTTTTCAACATGTGCCATTTGAGTAAAACTTTGAATAGTTTTATCTAAAGCAAAAGATGCGACCATGCGTGTTGCTAGATAGCCAAGTCTATGACCTACGTTTTCAGTATCAATGCCCCATTGCTTTAATAGACCAATGTTTTCTCTTGTTGCCAAGTTGACAACTTTTTGAGCTTGGTATAACTTTTGAAGTTCTGCATTTAACGCTCGTGCATTTTGTGCATAAGCCATTGGATTTGTAGCAAAGTTTTGTCTGTAGTTCTCCTCGGCTTGTCGTTTCAGGTTCGCAATCTGCCCAGAAAACGATTGTTCTTTAGCCGTCATTGAAGACCGTTGTAATGATTGCCCTAGTTTTTCAATGTTGCGTGAAGCATCGGTTACTTCCTTGGAGACGTTCTTTGTCATATCACGAACGCTTGCAAACCTAGAGGTTACTTGTCCAAGAGCGTTACTGAGGGTTGCACCGCTTGCAGATGCTGTTTTAAGGCTACGGTCAAGTTGTGCGGCATACTCAGTTAACTTCTTAAATTGGTCTCCACCAGCTTTAACATTAATGGAAATATCCTTTACATTCTTGAGTCGTCCGATAGCTTTGTCTAATTCTTGAAGACCTCTGATTACCTTTTGAGTATCGTCATGAATATTGCCATAGTTGACTTTTATATCATATCCGAATTTTTTATTCGCCATTTATTTACTCCATTCTACTCTGCATACCCAGAACTTAAAAGACCTCGAATGGCATCTGCTCCTGTTACCGAATTGGAGTCAACAAAAGAGTCTTCCGAGGAATCATCTAGTTTATTATTTTCGTTTAATGCAGTAGATAAACCCTCTAGTTCTGGCAAGGTATATTCCATTAGACTTGCTTTTGTTTCGCTCGTGTGCTGAACAAGGGATGCAATTACATTGTCGAGTCCGCCATCCCCTGTAGACCCATCATTATCTTTTTTTTTAAACCTGAGATACACATATATTCATCTAAGATTTCAATACCGCTGTCTAAATCAACAACATCCATTACTTCTTTTCTTGGAATGTGCAAGGCAAGTTCAAATAGTTCACACATGGCATTAAATGCCACATAGTCATATTTCACTTTACCATTCTTGTCTAGTTCAAATGAACCATCTTCCTTAGTAATTGGTGTTGGTAAATTCAAATATAAATACTGGTCATTAATCTTAGACAATAACCGCTCTACTCTTGCGTAATCGCCAAGTTTCATTGGATAAATTTGATATTCTTTGTCGCCAAGTTGAACGTATTTACTCTTAGGAATTAATGTGTCTGCCATATGTTAAATCTCCATATATAAAAAATAAGGGGCATCATAAAGATGCCCCCATAAGTTTTTATTGAATTTCTTGAGTGATTTCCAAGATTTTGCCATCAGTACGAGTAGTGTCGTACATAACTTCAAACTCCAATTGAGGAGCAGAAGCCTTTTGGCGTTCATGGTCTATATCCATCTTGCCTGTAGCACGAGCACGGAAGATGTGAGTATGAAGAACAACTTTTTTGCCATCGCCCATATCAACTGGGTTAGAAACGTGGCGAATTTCCACGAATTGAGGAACAGATGTTGCTTTCATTGTTGCTCGGCGAGATGTTGTGTCTGTACGCAAACCAGATACTTCGATGTATTTGTTTGTTACAGATGCACCTAATGTAATAGCACCGTTTGCATCAATCGTAAATTGACCTGTGGATGGAGATGCTTTTACATAAACCAAAGTTTCACGTTCGTCTTCCATTTGTACATCGTTCGCAAGTACAACGATTGTATCTTCTGGGATTACATTGGATACGTTTGGTACAGTAAAGGATGTACCGCTTGCAATCAATGTAGGTTCAACAGAGAAAATCAAAGTACCTTTGTTATCGATTTCAGCACCAGCAGTTACCCCAAGGTAATCAAGGTTGAAACGTGCTTCAGTAAAGGAAGCAGATACAGAGGACTCTTTATTCAAGATATAGATTGGTGGAAGTGCATCAGAACCATACACTTTTTCATCAGAGGAACTGAAGGATAGTTTCATTGTTTGAAGCGTACCAAGTTTATAGGCTTCAGTCTTGCCGTTTACGACACGTTTTGCCCATGCTTCACCTACACCGTTCAAAACAAAGTTTTTACCAGTTTGTTGTGCCATTAAGTATTCTCCTGTAATTAAGACCAAGTAAATGGTCGAACTCTAAACATATAACCAATAAGACCTGCTGTGCCTGTTGAGAATGAACCCTCGGCATATACAGACATATCTTCATAATGTTTTTTTAACAATTTGTTCAGGTGGATATATAAGTCATTCATTAGTTTACGATTGTTGCTCCGACCAATAAGTCGAAACTCAAGCATATTCTTATTTACCATCCAATTCTTTGTTCCACCTACGGACGGTATGAATGACATAACAAAGTAAATATCTTGCTTTTCATCAACGAGTTCAGCACCTGCTAGTCCTCGTCTCATTTTCGTGTTCCATTCAGCAAGACTCGTTGGGTCTTTCACCTTTAGTAGCATAGCCAAGGTTGCATCCTTACGGAATATATCCCATATTTCGTCCAACAGTTGTACCGTATACTTCATGCGTTTGCCCCTTTTAAACATCCCTCGATTGAGTTCATTAACCACTCTTCGACTGCTTCATTGATTGCATCTTCAAGTTCAATACACCAGTAGAAGACCTCTTCCTCCACGATATGTAGTGGCTGCATTGGCTCTAGTGGTGGCAATGGTTTTGCCTTGCGGTTTTTCCGTGGTAACGGTTTCTCAAGGTTTTTACCATATAATTTACCACTAGATTTTGTGTCTTCGCCACCTTGTTTTGGGGAATGAACAATATCTCCTTTGGCACGACCTGTAATTGCATTTCCATTAGCACTCCTAGCATCATTGAACCATGAGGAGTTCATATAATCTGAGACATCTGGGTTGCCTAAGTCTCCAATTTCTGCACTCGTGTTTGTCACCATAAGTGAGCCTGAGCCATACTCAAGGATAAAAGCACCAAGACCCTCAAAATCTAAACCAAGTCTAACCATGTTTTTGCTTGGTGTATATCTTCTAAGCGTTATATCGTGAGCAGTATATTCACCTTGGTCGTTCGCACTCCATTGTTGTTCAATGCGTTCGGTTAAAGCGAATAAATGGTCTTCGACAACCTTAGAGACTACATCTTGGATTGTTCCCATGGTTAACCACGCTCATCTGGTGAGCATTGCACATACAAGAATGGAGCAAAATCGAACTTGTTGATTACATCAATTTGTAAGAACTGTCCATTGATTTCGATTCTATCAAGTAGTGCTATTTGGGTATCTTGGGGTAAAATAAAACGCTTAGTTGTAGTCGGTAGCAATCCATAGTCAAATATATGCATTTTGGCAGAAACATCTTCGTATACACACTTTAGGTCTTTTACCTTAGGTGTAGCGGTGGTGCCTGCCGTGTTGCCATATTCGTCTAGCTCGTTGGAAACACTATAGATATTTACTGTGGTATTAGTGGTATAAAACTCACCTTTGTCTCCATTGAATGAGTTTGTTTTTGCGACCAAAAATAACGTATCGCCATTCTTGCGTTCGCAGATGTCTCCACACTCAAGTGCAGAGTCAGACATTAGATTTCCCCATCTGACATTATTCACAAGAAACCTTTTAGTACCACGACCAATTCGTGTAAATAGCACAAACTCAGGTTTCTTGCCATCACATTTTATAGTCTCTCTCCATGATGCAAACATCCGAGTACAGTCAAACTTAGGCGTATATTTTTCTCTCATATATACCTCCGTTTAGAATCTGTAGCGAGACAATAGAGACTTAATCTCATTCGTAAACAAATTAGGGTCAGCAAGGGAAAATCTAGCATCAAGTGTAGTCATTGAGTCTAAAGCGGTAAATGTTGATACTTGAGATATATTCATGGCAAGCATAGCACATGCAGTTTTTACTTCTTCTGGTATTCCATCATACCCATATTTGTATGTGACTTTGTAATATCTTGCACCACGCAAGAAGATTTTTGAATATGACATTCTGTCGGTGTTATTCAATAGATAAACATATTTACTGCCGTCAAAATCGTACAGATAGGGTTCTATTTCAACACCAACTTCATTTACATCTCGTGTATGAACACCTTGGATAGACTCAATCTCTAATACAGGGTCATTCTTAAGTATCAGAATACCCTTGCGGTTTGGATGAACAACTTCGATTACCCTGTTTTGTGAGAACTTTGATTTACCATCGTTCGTTCCAACATAGGCATCAATCATTGTCGATGCGAAACGAACATGAGTCTCATCAAAAGGAATGATTGAGTTGTATTCGTCAATCTCATTTGGTTCTAAGTACATCGACATATTGACTCTCCTGTTATTCAGCTTCCGTTTCTTCTTTTTCTTTAGACTGTTTTGTGTCTAAGGGTTTAACAACTTTGCCAGATTTTTTATCCACAGGTTCTAATACAGCTTCATTTAAAGCGTATTCTTCCTCGGACACCTCAAAGCGACCGTTGTCGGATTCGATGATGCGACCACATAAATAAATACGTTTTGCATCACTATCTTTTAATGTTACTAACATATGTATCTCCATTCGGTTAAAACATTGGGGTGTCAAAAGACACCCCTGTGATTAATCGTTTGAATTATAACGTATTACGCTTCAGTAAATTCAACTTTGAAGTGAGCACCAGCATCTGCACCTTTAGCAACAACTGCATCGAACAATACTGCTACATACTCATCTAACAAGTCTTTAGTATCACCCATTTTGAACACACGAGCTTCAGAATCGCCAACCCAATGACGTTCGATTAAGTTTTCGTTTACAACATACAATGTGTGTTTTTTGTTGGATGGGTCATATGGGATATAGTTATCTGGGATTAATGGCAAGTAGCCAGCTTGAGTACGGATTGTATTTACGATGAAACCATTGCCTAAGTCAACTTTATCAGCACTTTGGTCTACACTAAAGTTAGGACGGCGAAGCTCTGCACGGCTTAAGTAGTCAATAGTCAATGGGTTCGCATAGATAGCTGTAGGCATACCTACAAACTTAGTAGATGCCAAGTTTTGAGCCATTTTAGTACGAATAGTATCTGTGACAAAGTCGCCAGAAGTTGTTGCAAAGCTGTAAGGGTTAGCCACAGTTACAGAGTCTGTAATTTGTGTTGCCAAACCACAGTATTCAGTTGCAGTAGAGTCTTCAGTAGAAGTTGCATTGCCTGTCCAAATACCTTTGTTGGATGTTTGATATAAGTCAACAAGCATGTCTGCCATGTCTTTGTTTAACATTTGTTTAGCAAGTTCATCGCCTTGTTGAGCAACAATATCTTGGTCGAACAAGGAGTATTTAATACCAGAAGTGATTGCTTTAATGAACAACGCACGTTCTTTACGACCGTAGTCTTCATCGTAAGTACCTGTTACACCGTATTTACCAGAGTCACCTGTGCGAGCATCTACGAATTTTGCGTTGTGTGCAATCTTAGTTTGTTCCCAGTAGCGAGATGGGTGACCTGTCGCCATTACGGATTTGATACGGTCACGAATTGTCACTTGACGGTTTAACAAGTCAAGCATGTCTTTTTGGAACTTAGGAAGTTCAATATAGTGAGATTGATTGTAGTCTGCAACGGCTGCCGCAGAAATAAAACCTGTTTTAGTTACTGCCATTATGTAGTCTCCTGTAATAAATAGTACTTAAATAATATCTGTATTATAATACAGAGTTAACCATATCTGCGAAGTCTGTGAATTTTTCTTTCTTACCAGCTTCAAGTTTTGCTTTTGTTTCAAGATTTTTAACATCAGAAACAATAGGTGTTTCTTTTGCGGATGCTTCGATTTCTGCATCTTTGTCAGCAACAGCTTTTTCTAATTCAGCAATTTTCGCATCTTTTTCAGCGATTGTTGCATCTTTAGCAGAACATTCAGCAGTCAAACGTTCAACCTCTGCTTTTGCAGTTGCCAATTCTTGAGCTTCAACTTTTGCTTGTTCAGCTTTTGCATTAGCTTCTAATTGAGCCTTGATTGTTTCTTCAATAAGGTTTTGAATTTCTTGTTTTTCCATTTGTTTTCCTTTCGCTGCTTTTGCAGCAATTTCAGCAATATAAGTATTTTGGTATGCGGCTGCGTTTTTAAACAGCATTGCGACACCAGTAAATTCGACATCTGCCATTTCAATATAGTCTTCATGTTCTCGAAGATTGAACATGGCTTCCACGGAGAACCCAAGGGAGTCAACGGTCTTTTTAATGAAGTCTGCAATATCTGGGAAATCATTTTTATACATGATGCCTGTAAACTTTAGCTCATCACCATCGACCCAACACTTTTCGACAACACCAATTTTATTTCTTCGATTGTGAGCAGTCATAAGTTCATCTGGAAATAACCATGGGTCATAATCACAATTAATACCCATAAGGTTCATCGTAGATGCACATTTTTCAGCTTCATCCGAAGATAATACCACTGGTCTGTCAACACCATTAGGCGTGTAATCAGACGGTGTGTTCAAAAACATACAAGTTCCTGTAAAACGCATTGCATTTGGGTGTAAATTATCAAGAGTTACACTAATTGCATTAGCTTGCAAGGATACCTTTTGCTTATTCACTATCTGTCTCTCCTTTCTCCGTAGATTTCTCTAAAGGAACATCTTGTGGGGTGGATGTCACTCGCTGTTCAATTAGAGATGATTTATATTCATCGAGCAGTTGATTGCCCTTTTGAATATCAGGGAGTTCAATACCAAGAACACCATTTAGTTCTTGACGAGCTTCGTTGATTGTGATAACATTACCATCAACAAGTTTTCTAACTCGTTCAACGGCATCGGCTTGTTGAGCCTTAGTAGGAGTGAACACAAAACGGAACTCAATTTTGCCACCATATCCAAGTCTATCTACGACATACTTGTTGATGGCACGTTCGAATATTTTCGCCCATGGCTTAATTGTGTATTCCAACATCTCGTTATCTTTTTCAGATGATGTCGAACGGTCATTTGAGATAGCAACCCCAAGTCGTTCTGGTGGAATATTAAAGCATGTGGCAATGATTTGTAGTAATAACTTTTGCCAATTTAGAGATGCTGACTCGTCACCAATTGGAGATACTTGTTTTGCATCTAATTGTGTTGTACCAACAATCGCAACAGCAGATTGACCTTGGATTTCGCTTTCGATGTAAACTCGAACTTTCTCGATTTCTTCTTGGGATGCGTTTGCACCAAGATTAATCAAATACTTTGGCATCGCATTAGAGGAAATATCGTTTGCATACTCTTGTACCTCAGATAGATACTTGATATGCCTGTATGCTTGCTCTAATGGAGAATAACCAAATTCATCATAGGTTAATTTCGTGCGTTGCAACATTGCGATTTTGTCACATTTATACCACTCTTGAACACCATTGGCGTTCTGCATGTATCTTGGTTGGTTTAAATCACCAGACCAATTTGTGACAACTTCGATTGTTTGAGCATCAATAGGGAACAAATATAAAGGTCTGTCACGCTTGACAACCTTTTGTTCAAAAAATGCTAGGTCTAACACAATTAAATCTTCAAATAGTTTGCCAATGAAGTCATAGTAATCATCCACAGGGTTAGGTTGTTTGATGATTTCGGTTACTTTGCGAATTGCTTTTTTGTTTTCATTATCATCAATCGAAACAACCTCCCATGGCAATGCTAGGATGCCCTCTCGTATCTGATTAATAGCACTTCTAGCGATAGGTGTTTTTGCCATGTTTCGTAACGCATCGACACTCAACTTAGTTTCCGTGTTTTTGCGTTTCTTATTACCCCAACGACCAAACCATGTTTGTGTTACATTGGCAATAGTATCTCGTGTAACGAAAGCACTCATCCATGCGTAAATTTTTTCTCGTAGGCTCATCGTTTCCAACCTTTCATGAATGATAATGTGTCCATTCGTTTCTTACGAATTGTACCCATCGCACCAACATTGATAGTCGATGAGTTTTCTAAGAATTTAGATATACACCGTTCTAAACAGTCAGGTGCATCATCGTGGTCTTTTGGAAAGTTCTTAAGTTGACTTTCGAGAACACGATGGTTTTTGTTAAACTTGATGTATCCCTGTTTTATCTTCGGTGCAAGCGAGCGTATCCGAGTGCCCTTGTTGTCGCTCGCTGTACTACGAGCAGAAATCCAGTTTACATACAGACCCATATCAACAGCAGTCTGTTGTAATGTCTTCGAGAAGAACTCTTGGAATACGTTTTCTTCTACAATGAAACCGTCTAAACGACCATTGTATTTATCGAGATACAACAGTATATCATTAATAATAATATCTGGTGACCTGCGTTCAATGTCGGCTTCCAATACATAAAAGTAATTATCTACGCCACGACCGACAAATATAATCGCAGAATAATCAGATGTTCGTGATTTACCCATTGATAAATCGACAGATGCATATATCTGTTTCATCTTAGGTAAATTTGTTTCGTCATAGTAATTAGCCTTAATCCACGACTCTTTAAATACTCGGCTTGCTTCGGTCATAGGATTGTTTTGATACTCAGAGTTAAATGCTTCATCATCTTGCATACGCAAAATCATGAGTTCTTGATACCAGTTATCACGAGACAATCTCATTTTCTCTTCGTATGAACAATCAAGGTGTTCGAACAAACCAAAGTTACGACCCTCCCACATTATTTTGACACCGTCCATCATTTCATCTCGATGTTCTTCAAAATAATCGGCTGCGTTCTTTGCCGCATCTGGGTCGGACAAGTCATTAAAGATTTCTTCCCATACAGTCCAACAAGGACTTTCAGAGAATGTGTATACGGCTTTATATGTTGCACGGTTCCAGTTGTTAAACTTGGAGTCGGTCAACACTTTATATAGTAATGATTCATAATGCAACACCGAACCAACATATAAAAATACAGTTCGAGGATTGCCAATCGGCATCAATACTTTCATGAACCAATCATATAATTTCTTACGTTGGTTTTCTGTTTCTACTGCTTCGTCATTCTCAAGGTCGTCCAATATAACAACTTCTGGTCGAATATTGTTATAACTTGAACCACGTAACGATTGACCGCTTGACTTTGCGAACACTTGAATTTTGTTCTTTGTGACAATCTTGTCGCTCGCCCATGTCTTATCACCTTTAAGAAGACCAAAGTCTTTTTTCAAACGTTCATTATCTTCTAGTTCGTCTTTTATCGTTTGAATGAACTCTTTGGCTTGTTCAAAGGTATCAGATATAATCAGTATGTTCTTACGATAGCCATACACGATTAACCATATAGGGAACACGACCGAGATAATACGGCTCTTGCCGTGACCTCGTGGTGCCGCACGGACAAATTTGTTATGCAAGTTATCAAAATGCAGTATCATATTTTCTGCATCCCTAAACATCGAATGATGAAAGTCGCAGAATGGAGTAGAGAATATATGGGGGAAATATGTCTTGGCGAAATGTTCCAAGTTTGTAGCACCAATATCTTTGTCAGTTGGTGTGTTATCACTTGGCTCTGTTGTCGCTCGAGATGCCCCTAGTAGCGTGTCTAAAATGTTTTCAGCCATTAACACACCTCCTTACAGAAAATTCGTTCTCTATATATAGTATAAAACACTTTAATTTTGTAACACTTTTTTGAGAAAAATTATCAATTTTGTTGGATTTTTGCATAATTTGCCAATAAAATCTTATTATCTTTCATTTGTTCACGCACTTTATTCGCCAAAACAGGGTCTTCTTTATTGATAATATCCATAATCTCAACAATAATAGAGTTCATAGCTTGGAATGTATAAATCTTCTCTGCGACTGTTTGCATGTCCTTTAAGATAGATTGTTTTCTTGCGATATACTTCTCTTGGTCTAACATCAAGTCTTTCATACGCTTGTAAATTACATCGGCATCCGAAGAACCAGTCGCCTGTTGACATTGTAAGTCGTCAATAAAGAGTTGTATCATCTCGATTTGTGTTTCAACCATATCAAGTAAGTTCTTTTGTTGGTTATAGGTATTAACAACTTCGGTTTCTTCCGATGGTTGCATCTCTTGGACTAAATTCGTGCGACACCAATCACCGACCATCTTAGGCGTAATTAAGATGTTCTGTAGTTCGCCCTTATGTTCTTTATTCAGTTGTCGTGCGATGGCTGTGTATGACTTACCAGCGTTTCGCCAATCGGTTACATAGTCGCCGAGACCAAAAAAGTCAATGCGGTTCTCATAACCTTTCTTACGTTTTAATGCGACTTCATTCATAATGTCAGATTCTCCAAAAATATTTCAAAAAGTTGTTGACACGATATATTTCATCATATATTATATAAGTAGAAACAGAAAACATACAGGAGGAAATAAATCATGGCAAACACAACAGAACCAATCAGAAATTTATCCAAAGTCCAAGAAATGAAACAAGCACTTGGTAACGACCGAGACAAAATGTTGTTCACCCTTGGCATCAACTCTGGTCTCCGCATCAGCGACCTTGTTGGTCTCACCGTAGATGATGTAAAACCAGAGATGGGATTATATGAACAAAAAACAGGCAAGTTTAAACGGTTCATGTTATCCAAAGAAGTGTACACATTATTATGCGAATACGCAAGCCGATGTAAGCATTGGCTGTTCCCAAGTCGCTCTGGTGACGGTCATATCTCGACCGTACAAGCGTGGAGAAAAATCAAGGCTGCATCCGTGAAATGCGGTTTGGATAACATCGGTACACACTCTATGCGTAAAACCTTTGGGTATCACGCATACCGTAAGGGAGTACCAATTGCATACCTTATGCAAGTCTTTAATCACTCCTCGGAAGCAATCACAATGCGATACATTGGTATCACAACCGAGGAACTTAATACTAAAGTTTATGCCATTATGGCTTTATAACAGGAGGAGAAACTCATGATTGCAACTATTTTAATTCTATTATTGGTTACAGCAGTTAGTCTTGCGATTGCTTTGGTAGTCGGATGGTTGACATCGCCACGAACAGCAGGGTTCTTATACATTATTGTCGCTGGCATGTTTGGTGCATCCACTATTAGCAATATCTTAGATGGTACTGTAAGATTTGGTGACTCTTGGTTATCTTTTATAATTTGTGCAATCTTTATTTACATCGGATTACGATTCATTGCTGAGTTCCCAGAGTATTAATCACAAAGCACTCAACAGGGCATACATAGGTTTATATCTTATGATATATTCTTATGTATGCCCTGTTTGTGTTTCTTGGGGTCGAGTCTGTATGTTTCACCTGTATGTTGTTCTGTAGGCTCATAGGTTAGGTCTCAAACATAATATCTGACTATAAAGCAAACACGTTAGTGTTTATTGTCGAAGACAATCCTATAGGTATATACTTATGTATTCTTTAGAGTATTCTTGTTTAGATTGCTTCGCAATATTCCTTACGGAATGTCTTTCAAGTCGGTTTCTTAAGTTTGGGGCAAAACCCTTTTTCAAAAGCTGTTCTTAAAAACCTTTCAAGAAAACCATCGCTTTAAAACCTATAAGTGAAAACTCTCTCTCTACTTATAGGGTAAAACACTTGATTTTTGTAACACATTTTTCATAAAATTGGATAAATATTTTATTTTACAAGCTAAAATTTACCCCTCAAAAATGCCACTCCGCCCAGTAAACATCTGCGTTTTGAGACTTGAAAAAATTTTTTAGCTTTTATGAGTAAAAAATGCCACATCAGTCTTAAATCGGTAAAATCCGATACATGATTTTTAACTCACGCAACACTAGGTTGGTGTCACTACACTAGGCTTGCGACAGTATAATTCTTGGGTTGGACACAATTTGACCCACGTGGGATAAAATCGAACGAATGTACGTTGGAAAACACAACCATAGTATTATGACGAGTTTTTGCCAACGCCATCCTAGGGTCGTGATTTTGGGTGGAAAATATTTTGGCTTCGGCTGCAAGTTAGTCTGACTAAAAATAAAGCAATCACCATACTAGTATGGTGATTAACTATGTTGAAAAAGATTGTCCATACGATACACAATACTAGGTTGATGCAACCCTAGTACCATGTCACAAACTTATAATAACGCTATACTAGGAAAACATACATCAAAAAACATAATCATTATACTAGGGTTTATGTTTTATAGAAATTACATAAGTTACCCTGTATGCAACCATAAAAATTTCTACAAAAATTTTAAACGATTGTATTTTCGATAGACAACCCTAATTGGAAAATACGATTGTTCCATATGATGTTTCATATCTTAGACAATCAATAAGAACGATTGTTTTTTCGATAGTTTTTGCGATTGTTTTCTACATATGTTATGTGTTTGTATGTATGAAACCATAGATAAAACAAGGGTTTGTTGACCATTGTATGTTATGGGGTATGCAACTCATGTATGTGTGTGACAAGTATTTATCATTGGTATTTTCATTTGTATTAGCTTGGGTTTGTTATGATTATACCGCCCCCAGTTGAGAATGGTTCTCCCTTTTGGATATTGAAAATTTTCGATATGCCTAGGGGTGTCTCATTGGTTCATATGAACATATGTTCACATGTTCACCATACTAGGGTTAGTCAATCAATCGAATAGTATCAATGTAATAGAATACCCATTATCATTCATTCATTATCAATTGTATTCTCATTTAGTGGCTTACTGTGTATAGACAAATGTCGATATATATGCTTGTACATATGAACACATGTTCATGTGTCAACCAATAGTTGATAGTTGGCAACATATGAGTGAATACTCATGTATGCACTATATGCATTATACTCATGATTTTTAGTAATGTTTGTTATTGGTGTTTGGCTGGTGGTGGTTATACAACTGTATTTTATAAAATGTATTTTGATTTGGCATCTCAATAAGGATTAAAAATTCTGTAGTACACATCAAGCCCAAGTCCCCACTCTAGTTGACTACATACGAACAACCACGCACGCACTATAGAGATATACATACGTTTATACATCTGTTACATACATGAACAATACATATGTATAAACCAAATAAAAATACAACGGTATACATCAATCGTATATAACTGCTATATTTTCGTTGTATGGTCTTTTGTTTTCGTTGCATATGTTTATATTCGAATTGTGTTACGCACGCCGTACAGCTTAAATAAATCAATTGTTTATTCTCAGTTAGTCGTGCGTATTGATAATAGCTGCAATACATGAATGGTTGTTCATATGTTAGATATAAATATAAGCGGTACAGAATTGATCTGTACCGCTTGTTATTGTTTGTATTCTATTTATAAAAAACAATCTATAAGGCTTTGAACTGTATTTTTATTTACAGTATCAAGGCTATCAAGATATGTACTATTGGTATGAATTGCCAATAGTTTGTTTTTATATCCATTTTTAGAGATAACTTTAAATCTAATCAAATAATTCCATCCTTCCATATCGTTAAAATATAACGGTTTAACAGATGTACATTTAACATCATCAATTAAATGTATATTTCTTTCGATAAATTCAAATAGTGCATTGTATGTGTATGTTTTCATTCTAGTAACCGCCCTTCTTAAAACTCGATATATAAATCTTCGTATGATACATCGTTTTTAATATCATACGAGCACCAATAATTACACCACATATATATAAAATCTGCTACACCATCGGAGATATTGCCGTATTCCTCAACGTGGTTATTTATACTATTATAATAGTACTCGGTAACAGTATTGTTATAGTATACCTCTACACTATAACGACTACCAAATTCACCGCAAGAGGTATCTTTAATTTGTACCTCTATAGGTTTATTTTCATAAGTACCGCTATAGATATAACACGGTTGATAATATCCACCGCCATTATTTTGTTTGTTGACATTATAAAAATCATTGTTTAAATTCATTTCAGATACTAAAGATAACATATTCATAAGTTTTACCTCCGCAA